TTACTCCTTCGTCTTTTTTCTTTTGTGGACAGGCAGTTTATCTACTATATTTTTGTGAGCATCAATAACCGGAGCAAATAGTTCGTTTTCTGCTCGTTTCCGAGCTGCAGCGGCAGCTTCTAAAGTCTTGTATTGGCCAAGGTATTTACGTTTCCCTTGGAACGTGATATACGCTGCCCAACTGTCATCTCGTCTTCTATAAGAAACTCCCCTCACTCCTGAGGTGTTTGATGAGAATTTCTTTGAAGTGATGACCGACAAACTTGTCCCTTCTTGGTAAGTTTTCGGTTTATGAACTTTTTGATCTCCACAGGAGATATGCATATCCCCTCTCTTCACTGCTCGGTCTATCGTTCCTAAAGAATAGTCTATCTCTTTTCCGCAGTCGCATCGGAAGCGCCAGTAGATGTTGCTACCTTTTCCCTCTTTCTTTCCTACTGGATATAGAGCAGTCAGCAACCCAAATCTCTGGCCTGCAATGTCGCGTCTGCGTTTTTCGGGCAGAGCACATCCACACGAAGTGCTCGTTCCTTGAAGTAAACCCTCTTGGTTTACGACTTTCTCATTGCCGCAGTCACATCGGCATAACCATCGCCGTTTATTCGTGCTCGGGTAATTCTCTGCCGGTGCTATAACCGTCCATTTGCCGAAACGCTGGCCGAGAAGGTTGTGACGTCTGTTGGGGCGATAACAGCCACAAGAAGAAGATAACCCTCTAACGAGGGAGTCTTGATAGACAATGCGTTCCGTACCGCAATCGCAACGACATAACCAGCGCGATTTGCGCCCTTTAGGCTCGGCAGGGGCAATCACAGTCCATCTACCGAAGCGCTTATCTTTGAGATTCATTTGGTCTCACATCTCATTTCTTCATTGTATAAATTATACAATAGAATCCACCTAACGTCAATAAATTTTGCAAAGAAAGGAGGCTCGCCATGAGCGTGATGCGTAATGACCGGCCTTAATAATTTTATAAATCTATTTGGGCAAGTCACCCTTTCTACCGTCGTCGAGTTAGTTCTCGCCGGCGTTTTTCTTTATCTGATCTACAAAAAGGTCAGAGATTTTCTCATTGAACGCTACGAGGCTGAAAAAGCCCGCGACCAGCGAATCAATGAAGCACTCGACGCTGTGCATAAATACCCTGAGTACCGCGCACAGAGCATCAAGATACAGCAAACGCTGGAAAACGAGATACAGACTATCCGCAAAACAATGGAGCGCTACCAAGCCAGACTGGACTCAGTAGAAGAAACCAATAAACGCCGCGAGTGCAACAAGCTCCGCGACAGGCTTCTTCAGAGTTATCGATACTACACAAACGAAGAAACCAACCCCAGTAAGTCATGGACACAGATGGAGGCTGAAGCCTTCTGGGGGTTGTTTCGCGATTATGAAGAGGCCGGCGGCAACGGATATATGCACTCAGTAGTTCAGCCAGCGATGACCGAACTGATTGTAAGGGAATGTCCGAAATGTCCGAACTCATCGGGAAAGGAGGCGTAACGCATGGAATACTACTCCTCTGTTTTTACGTTTGACGATTGGTATCTTGACAAGCCTGTTGGGACGATTGCTCAGCAGTATGACCATCTCTCCCGCTCGCTTCTGGTGGCGGGCAATCTGCCGGACGGTTACATCTGGCACATGCTTGTGCAGTGCGGCGACAATTTCAACATCGTGTTGATGGAACCCATCGAAGATACCGCCTCGGCTGTGGCTGACCTTCCGGAAGAGGACGGCGAGCCAGAGAAGAAACCTAAGCTGATCGGCGCGGTTCTCGAACGCGGCTGGGTCGGCGAATCGGGCAAATACTCTGTTCAGCTTCGCGGCGTCAAAGGCGAAGAAGTTCGTCATACCAATCTCATTACCATCCGTATTCCAAAGTCGATGGCCGGAGAAGCACAGTGGCCGGAGGTTCCATCTGAGTTTACCCAGATTGAGCATCGTGTAAACGAGACCTATGAGAAGGTTAAGAACACGGCTGCCGAGGCTGAAAAAGCCAAGAACGCTATCGAAAACATGGGCGCGACGGCCAAATCGGTAGAGCCTGACGAGGAAGCCTCTGTTGAAAAGGCTGTCGATGAAGACGGCAACATTTCACTGAACTTCTCTATTCCTAAAGGCGAGAAGGGCGACCCGGGCGACGTTGTTGCACATGAGGGCTTATACGGTTTTGAAGTCAATCCTGACGGATATCTCGAACTGCATTATGCAGACAACACAGCTGCGCCCAATCTTTCCATCAATGAAGATGGTTATCTTGTGGCGGAAATTTGAGGGGGTGAACGCGCATGGCGAAACTTATTCTTGGTAAAGTAGTTGGCCCAGAGGGCAAAGCCGCGACCGTTGAAGTTGAATCGACTGAAACTGTAGCTGCAGGCTCCCCCGCTCTGGTCGAAAATGTCGGCACTGCAAATGAAGCAAAGCTGAAGTTTTCCATCCCGCAGGGTGAAAAGGGAGATACCGGTGCAACGCCGAATCTTTCCTTTGAGGTAAAAGCTCTCGAGCCTACGGATGCTCCGACCGTTTCCGTCAGCGGAGACGCAGAGAATCCGCATCTGGTAATCAGTCTTCCTCGTGGCGAGACCGGCGAAGATGGGCAGGCTGCTTATCTGACCATCGGCACGGTAACTACGCTGGCTCCTGACGAACAGGCGACGGCCAATATTACCGGTGAAGCACCGAACTATGTTCTGAACCTTGGTATTCCACGCGGTCAGGGCATTGCTTCGGCTGACGATCTGGTTGAAGTTAACGGCTTCTAATAAAGTAGATTCGGGCGCTCTCAGGCGTCCTTTTCTAATATTTTCACACTTTTCACATCATGATGGCCGCTAAGTGCGGCAAGAAAGGAAGAAAACACTATGGCAACTAAACTTGTATTTTGCGGTAAGAAGGTAAACCTGCCTGCAGTTCGTGAGCAGGCATTCTATCTGACCACTGATACCCATGAGGTATACTTCGGCCAGAACCTGTACACCGAGCCGGTACGCTTTGTACCTGAGCGTGAGACCACCCCGGCACAGGGCGTTCTGTACATTCTGCCCTCCGGTCTTGGTGAGGTTTACGATGGTTCTGCGTGGAAGACCGTCATCAAGCCGACCGTTACCACGATTGAGGCTGGCGTAACCGACGAGCAGATTGCAACTGCTAAGGCTGTAAAGGACTACGTTGACAACCTCGTTACCGGCGGCATCGGTGCTCTGGGCGCACTGGCTAAGAAGGACGAGGTCACCGAGACCGAGCTCGGCGACGCTCTGAAGAAGAAGATCAACGACGCTGCTGCTCAGGCTGCTACTCTGGTTGGCGAGGACGCTTCCAAGTCTGCTCGCGCAATCGCGGCTGAGGAGGTTGCGAAGATCGTTGACGGCGCTGACGCTTCTTTCGACACCCTGAAGGAGATCGCTGACTGGATTTCCGGCCACAAGACCGACGCTGCTTCCATGAACTCCGCTATCAAGGCTCTGGAGGCTATCGTTAAGGGTATCGGCGGCACCGATGAGCCGGCCACCGTTGTTGCATACGTTACCGCAGCTATCGACGCTCTGAAGATCGGCGATTATGCAAAGGCTGCTGACCTGACTGCAGCTGTTGCCCGCATTGCTGACCTTGAGTCCAAGGTTGGCGTTCTGAATGGCGGCGCTGATGTTGCTGGTTCTGTTGCTAAGGCTCTGGCTGACGCTAAGACCTATGCTGACGGCAAGGCTGCAACTGCTCTGGCTGACGCTAAGACCTACGCTGATGGTCTGGCAGTAAACTACGATGCTAAGGGCTCTGCTGCAACCGCTGAGACCAACGCTAAGTCTTACGCTGATGGTCTGAACACCACCATGGACGGCCGCGTTGCCGCTGTTGAGACCGCTCTGGAAGTTGGCACGTTCTGATCTCCCCTGTTGTTTATCCGCCCCGCTTCTCGCGGGGCTATTCTTTATAAAGGAGGGGGTGCGAAATGGGCTATTACTTCCGAACCTATGAGACGGTGCTCAGCAAGGCTCAGAATACAACCACTGTGCCGATTGTGCCGGGACGTTATCTGATCTGCACAGACACCGGCGATGTCTTTTACGACACTAAAGATAAGGTTCGCAAGCACCTGACCGACATCATTGATGTAGCTACCGAGTCGGCTCGACAAGCAATTCTTGCGCCGATGGAGCGTTTCTACTTCGTGAAAGAAACGGCTCACCTGTGGCGTTATACCGGCGGGGCATGGGTTGACCTCACCCCCGGTTATGAGACAGAGGCGGTATTCACTAACCTGTCGGCGGCTGCTTGGAGCAATAAGACGCAGGCTCTGACGATTAAAGGATTGGCTGCTAGCCAGAACGGCGTGATCAGTCTGACGCAGAATATCTCGGCGGCCGCTTTGAAAGCTGCTAAGAAAGCATCTCTGCGTGCTACCGGTCAGGCTGCAAATTCGCTGACGATGACTGCGGATGGCACTGTTCCGACCGTAGACATCCCTGTTGTGGTTATCCTGATGAGCACAGCATCTTAAAAGATAAGCCGGGGCTTCCCGGCTTTTTCTTTACCAATTTTCAATAAAACGCGAAAGGAGCTGTCATGGCTCGCAAAAGAAGAAAAAAGCGTAAGCTCGAGTTCTCCAAACTGATTCTGGTCTTTGAAACCGTACTCGTGGCTTATGTGTCGCACAGGGTTTTGGGGTTTGTCGGACGGGCGATTGAGTTGGACTACACAGGGTCTCTCCCCTATCTGACGACCTTTATTTCCGCTGTCTGGGCGGCATATGGTACGAGCGTCAGCTTCTATCAGAGCAAAAGCGGCAAGGAGAACATTAAAAAAATTGAGATCGCGCCGCCAGTTTCTTATCCGGATACCGACTTCGGATATGAGAACGACGACCGCGACTGCTGATAACTTTTAAGTATATTTTATGCCCGAAAGGAGGCAATTATGGATACTAATCAGATTGTACAGCTCATTGTGGCTATTCTTACCGGTCTGGCAACCTGCATCCCGCTTGCTGTAAAGCTGGTGGAGTATGTTAAGACCGCGACCAAGGAAAAGAACTGGGCGAACCTGCTCGGCCTCGTTATGTCTCTGATGGAACAGGCAGAGAAGAAGTTCGACGACGGCGCAACCAGAAAAGAATGGGTCATGGCTATGGTTAAGGCTTCAGCTGACTACATCAATTACCCTGTAGACGAGGACACGCTGTCCAAGATGATCGACAGTCTCTGTGATATGTCCAAGGTTGTAAATGGCACGACCGAACAGGAGGTAGAGACCGTATGAAGACCCAGTATGGCTTTACGCTCATGACGATTGGCGAGTTTGAGACTTGGCTGATCCAGCAGAAGGTCACTCGCAGGATCACCGTAATTCAGGAGCATCACACTTGGTCTCCCTGCTATAAGCAGTTCAACGGCTCGAATCACCTCCAGCTGCAGAAGAACATGCGCGACTATCATGTGAACAGTGCAGGCTACGCTGACATTGCGCAGAACTTCACGGTATTTCCTGATGGTATGATCTGCACTGGTCGTTCGATGAACGTCGCGCCGGCCGGTTGTCGTGGAGCAAACACGAACGGCATCTGCATTGAGAACCTTGGCAACTTCGACGTTGGTGGCGACAAGATGAATGCTGCCCAGAAGGATGTTATCGTTCGCATGGCCGCGGCTCTTCTGAAGAAGTTCAAGCTCTCGCCGGAGACCGGTATCACCTATCATGCGTGGTGGACGGATAGCGGCAGCCCGCTTGGTACTTATATCGCTGGGCGTTCCTGCAAGACTTGCCCGGGCACCGCTTTCTTCGGCGGTAACACCCGCGCAAGCTACGACAAGAACTTGAAGCCGCTGATCGTGAAGGCTATGAATGGCACTTACAACGTGCCGGTAAAGGAGGAAGAAGAAGTGACTCAGGAACAGTTTAACAAGATGATGGATACTTATCTGGCCGGCCTTGCTAAGCAGCAGCCGAGCTCTTGGTCTGAGACTGCTCGTAAGTGGGCTGAAGGCATCGGCCTGATTAAGGGCGATGACAAGGGCAATAAGAACTACAAGAGCTTCTGCACGAGAGAGCAGATGGTTCAGTTCTTGTACCGGTTCAAGGATATGAAGTAAGTTTTGGGGCGCAAACGCGCCCCATTTTTTACGAATATTATCCACTTTTTGTGCATATCCATTCATAAAAAAACCCGCCTGCAATCAAAAACAGGCGGGGATTTTTAGGTCTTGTTAATAGATGTAAATTACTGACATGTATCAAAAATGTATCAAAAAATTTTTGACGTTTTTCAAAATGCCCAAATCCTTAGATATATGGTCACTTTTTAAGAGGTGTTAGCCAGAGAAGGTTATTCCCACTCAATTTCAAGAATATATCTTGTGGTGTCCATACGCACATATATTCTATATTTTGTGGTATATTATTTGTATTATCCATGTTATTCTGAGTACACATTTTTTTGTATCAAAAAATGTATCAAAAAAGAAGAAGTTATTCACTGTCGCCCGACGAATACAGTTGCTTTATTAGCTGAGCAATCATTTTTATATCAGCGGATAAATAGTCATTGTATCCGTTCAGGTCGTTTAATGCTTGTAGCTTCACCAACAAAGCGTCGAGTCTATCGCAAACAGCTCGGTGAACCTTACAATTACCTTGGATGACAAATTGCCGATCAAGCGCCTTGTTTAGAAGGTAATCTTGTTTCATCATTCCACTGAGAGAAACAGCCAGTTCGATCTGTTCATATTCTTTGGGTGAAACGCGAAACGCACATGTTTTTGTCCTCACGCGCCCGTCTCTATCACAGTTTTTCTTAGACATCCGTTCTAACACTCCTCATTGAATTGAGATCGTCCGCAATAGCTTTTTGAACATTGTCAAACAAATGTCCGTAAATATCTTGTGTTGTACTGATGGATTTATGGCCAATACGTTTTGAAATTTCAAAAATGTTATATTGTTTACTGATAAGAAGGGACACATGAGAATGTCTCAATCCGTGGATTGGCATATCTGGGACATTAGCTTTTGCAATCAAAGAATGGAAATTGCTCGATAATCCGTGCTTTGTAAAGACAAAGATGCGTTGGTCTGGCGTTAAATCATACTTCATTGCAAAGTATTCCGTCAATTCATCACAAAGAAATCGAGGAATGCTAATCGTTCTTACGGAGCTTTGTGTTTTAGGAGTTGTGATAATGTCTTTTCGTCCAACTCGGCTATATGTCTTATTGATGCGAATCGTTTGATTGTCTAAGTCTATATCTTCGCGCGTGAGAGCGAGTAATTCGCCTTCTCGAATGCCGCACCAATATAAGACTTCGTAAGCATAATAATAAGCTGGAAAATTCATAGCTTCATATGCAAACTTTTCATATTCTTCGTAACTCCAGAAAAGAAGTCGTCTGCCTTTCACTCCCATGTTCTTGATGTCAACCAGAGGGTTGATAGAAATATACCCTTTGCCACTTGCATAGTTTATCAAAGCGTTGAGCTGAGATTGTACCGTTCGCAGATAAGCCGGAGAAAGCGGCTGGCCGTTTGACTTTTTTGTTTCCTTGACCTTTTTCTGCCATGCGGCGATGTCTGCGGCTGTAATTTCTTCAACCGGAATGCCTTCAAAATACGGAGCGATATGGCTGGCAAATATGTTGTGTTTGGTCTGAAGAGTAGACTGCTTCATATCTGATCGCTTAAACGAAGAAAGATATTCATTATAAATATCCGTTACGGTATGCGTTGTCGAAGGCTGAGACCGAGAATCTAGTTCATCCAAAAATTTTTCTTCAAACGCTCTCGCCTCTCGTTTTGATGAAAATCCGCGTTTCAGCGTAGTTACAAACTTATTAGTTTGAGCATCGAGATAGTTGAACTTTGAGTACCACTTCACTCCTTTTTTTGTAGTGTACTTATACTGAGGCATAAATATCCTCCTTCCCAAAAGAGGGGAAGAACCGCTTCTGAAAATATGACGAATCGATTTTCCCATGTATTGTAAGATACCCTTGTTCTTGGAGCTCATCATTCAACTGGCGGATAATCTTATAAGCATAGGACACCGAAACGCCTAATGACTTGGACACTTCATCGGCAGTCAGCAATTTATAAGTTTTCATCTATTAGAACCTTTCTTTATAATAGCATACTTTTATAAGGTTTACAATAATTCGAAAAAAATGGGGTGCGAAGCGCCCCAAACCTTTATTTAATTGTACGCTTGATTTTATCGAACATTTGTTCTATAATGGGTTTGAGGTGATACTATGTACGACCCCATCAGCGGCAACGCCGCGTATGCAAAGTATTCTCCGGTTACTCTGCCGCCAATTGGACAGCGTGCAGGTTTTGCCGAAGTCAGTGTGAAACTCAATCCGCACACATCACAACCAGAGCTGATAACTTATCTCAACAAAGGCTATCGTGTACGCCTTGTTACTGGCTGCATGTTCAATAAAGACCTTCGTGCCACCGAGTACGGGGTTAAAATCGGCAACCATCGGACGAAGGTTTGGAAAACGCCCGAGGGCGCGTGGTATATCCATCCCAATAGGTGAGGCACCCTTTTCGGGTGCCTTTTTTTTACGGATACAGCGAACCTTGACGAATTTTAGAAAATGCGGTATGATTGGTATTGCACCACCAGAATCACCCGCAATTCGGCGGGTTTTCGCAGTCCCACAACGACTGCGTCGCCTTCTGTAAAAGGAGGTTAATATGAGAGATTTCCGATCTAAGGTTCGCTGTTCCGCTGCTACGGTAGCGTATGGAGTGCTTGCGGCCGCCCTTTGGGACGCGCTGAAATTCTTCATTGAACAGCTTACCTGAAGTCTCTTCGGTGCTTGGAGCGGCAAAGCCGCTCCTTTTTCTTCTTGAATCGCTGTTCTTTGTTGTTCGCGATCTCTAAAGCCGTCGCGAGCACGTTGTTGTATTTGTTGGTGAGCTGGCTCTTTTTATTTGACTATTCACTATCCACTGCGGTATAATGCCGTTGGCGGCCTTTGGAAATACGGATCAACTTGCTATTCTCCTTTTTCGAAAGGAGGAAACTCATGTCACTGCAACTGATAGTAGTTCAGTTCATGATCGGCATCGCTTCGGCGGGTGCATGGTTCTGGATTGAGCGAAAGTTCTTTGGCAACAAGTAACTGGCTGCCACTGAGACGTCGAGACGGTACCTCGGTGTCTCTTTTTTAATTGCCAGTGGAACCAAGGCCGCCGGTTCTCTTCCCTCTTGGCTCGTCATCAACCGTGACGCCGTAAGGAACGAACACGCCCTGCATGAATCGGTCGCCCGCTCGCAGGTGCATTGTCTTACTTTCGCGGCTGTCGTTCGTGATTTTTGCCATGATGTGGCCTTCGTTCTCGGCGAAATAGTAATCACTATCAATAACGCCTGTGGAGTTGTCCAACTGCATGCGATACTTGAAACCCATACTGGAACGCGGGAAAATCAGCAGCACCCAGCCTTCTTCGATCTGGCAGCGCATGCCGGTCGGAATCAGCGCCGACTCGCCCGGTTCAAGGATGATGTCATACGGCACACGGAAGTCATAACCCGCACTGCCTTCGGTCGCGCGATCAGGGAAAACGAGGTCGCGCCACATATCTTCGATGCAATCCTCTGAGATGAGCGGGTTGCATTTTTTTACGTCTGCCGTGAACTGCGGAAAGCTCACGGTGTCAAATTCTGCTATGGTTAAATACAATGTTTGTCCTCCCACAAGGTGATTTTCCCGCTCGTCGCGGTCTTTTTAATGTCAATTACGCGCTGGTTGGTACTTCCGACCCACGGCGCGTTTACGTCTCTTTTGGCCTCCAGATATTCTCCATCGACAATGACGTCGGCCAGTTCCACAGCAGGTAAAGTGCAAACCTGCTCATAAGAATAGCCAGTATACAGCCAAATGGTCTTATCCGGAAACTCTTCACGGATTGTCTGGAGCAAGCGAGTTACCGCTCCACGATTACCCGGGAACAGAGGGTCGCCGCCAGACAGTGTAATTCCGTCAATATAATCTTTCTGAAGCTCTACACGAATCTCGTCCATCGCTTCTTTGTCAAATGGGATACCAGACATCTGTTCCCACGTCTGTGGGTTCTGGCATCCGGGGCACGCATGAGCGCACCCCGATACCCATAATACGACACGCAGGCCGGTTCCGTTCAGCATGTCATCCTTGGTAATATTATGATAATTCATGTTTCACCTCTTACATGCTGACACGGTCTTTGATTTCTGCGTTCTTGGCGTCGTTGTATCGTGTCTTGCCGTGAACACGAGTATAACCAAGATAGCCATTCATCCTATCAATCTTTGTGACGTCAGTCGATCCGCACTTCGGGCAGACATCCATATCGAGCTGTTCATACCCGCACTTCTCGCAGTACGCCAACGACAGATTTACGCCTTCGTAGAATCCCAGTTTCATCGCTCGGCGAATCAGCGAACGGAGGGCACCTTTGTTGTAAGATACCGGGTATCGACAATACTGGATTTTGCCGCCATTGAACAAATCCCAGAAGCGATTTTCGAGATCCTGCTTCTGCGGCGGAGTGATGTTCTCCCAAACGCCGCAATGGAAGCTGTTCGATACATACGGTCGGTCGGATACGCCCTTTACGATGCCATACTTTTTGCGGAACTGTTCAATCTGCAATCCACAAAGGGACTCGGCCGGCGTTCCGTAGAGAGCATACAGAATGTGGTCTGCCTTTTTGAACTCCTCGGCCTTCTTGTTGATGTACTGCATCACTTCCAGCGCGAACGCGCCATCCTCGACGATAGACTTGCCGTTATACAGCTCCTGCAATTCATTCAAAGCAGTAATGCCGAACGATGCGGTCATTGGCGGGAGCAGCTTGCCAATCTTCTCCTCTGGTTCAAGATGACCGCCAAGGAAGCCTCCCTGACAGAAACCAAGTGGATTGGTAGAAGCCTTCTTCTCGGCCAGATAATCGTAGGTCTTCTTATGGAGATTTCGAACCATCTCGAGGTAGTAGTCAAGCACTTCGTAGAAATCACGGTTCTCCTGACGGGACTTTGCCAAAATCATTGGCAGATGAAGAGAAATTGCGCCGAGGTTAAATCGACCAACGAAGACGGGCTTGTCGTTCTCGTCTTCTGGGTGCTCTCCTCCCCTTTCAAACCAAGGCGAGAGCGAAGCTCTGCACAAGCGGACTATACCGCTCAGACTATATCATAGCTGTTAGGTCAGCTTTCCACGCTTCCACAGCAGGATTTTCACCTACTGTGTACCCTACTCGGTTACTCTCTGAGGCAACCCTACTTTCACCTCAGATACCCTTTCGGTAGTCGTTTCACATTGCATAATCGAATTGGTACGGGTAATTATTTCTCATCTCACCCTTTAAGATGCGGGCAACTTTATGTCTGTCCAAATTCAAAACCGAGCCAACCTCTCTAATAGACGAGAAGTATTCTGTCTCTCCGGTCGGGAATGTTACTACGACCTTGGTTCGGTTTTTATGGGTTCTATTGCCACTGTGCCAGCCGTGCTTGACATTCTATGAATTAGTGCACCATTCCAGATTGCTCAATTCATTATTAGTCTTGTCGCTGTCTTTGTGATTCACATATTTATAACCATTGGGATTAGGGATGAATACATGAGCGTAAATCACATGTACTCGCTCGTGCACGCTTTTCTGATTAGCGTCTCTATACTGAACCTGCATATAACCATCCGATCCCTTGCTGGGAGTCAACTTTAAGCCGGTACGAGCGCTGTAAATATTGAAATCATCATCAACCAAGAATCCTTTGTATTGATACATTTTTTCACCTTCTTTCTTTTAGAGAATCCGATTATGCTTAGCACAGCGATTATCTTGCTTTCACAAGCCTTCCCTGTTAGCAAGGACGTTAACGAGTCATTTCCTACTCGCACTAAACGCCGTCCTCACACCCTGCATTTGCAGGTTCGCGGAATTTTACATGGGCTACGGTGCTTTCTCAACCCATGAGCGACACGACGCGGCCATACTTCTTATACATAGAAGGAATATAACCCTCGCCGGTCAACGAAAGGAAATCTGGATACATGGCCTTGGTACTGCAATCTACTCCGCACTCAAAGACATCTTCCATCGGTTTCCCCTCGCCATGAAGCTCCTCGTCATAAAGGAACGTCAGTTTCGGGAACAACACAGGTTTCTTATGTCCAGCAGCTCCCTGTCCGCCTGCTCGAACGTTCATACAAGTCATAGATGCCATTCGGCCAAAGCGAGAATTGTCAAGACCGAACGAAACCGCAATGAACGGATAGTCGCCGCGACTGGAACCAACCGTGTTGAAACGATATTCCCAAGACTGGAATCCCTGCTCCATATCTCGTGCTACCTTCTTGGCCGCGTATGCGTCAGCGACTTCAGTGGCGTTTTCATCTTTCACGATGTCCATGTATTCCTGATAATATTTGCGGTAGGACTTTTCAGCATACGGTGCCAGAATTTTGTCCACTTCAGGAATAGTGAAGCCGCCGTACTGACAAGCAGCCGCGCTGATTGCAACATCAGAGATAACATCGAACGCCACGTCAAGCGTCTTTGGCTCGTTGTACCAGACATTGCCCATCTCAAAGCCGCCAGTTAGGACGTTCTCCATGTCGAAAAGGCAGCAATTCATCGTGTCAAGTCGCGCAGATCGGTCATGAATGTAGATGTAACCGTCTTTCATAGCCTCGCGCTCTTCTCGGTTCAAGAAGAACTTCTTATATAACGCACTGGACAGCTCATTGTAAATCAAGCTGCGCTGCGTCGGAACCAGAGCGGAATCTGTGTTGGCATTGTTTCGGTCGCCGATATAGCGGATTGCCTGACTCTTGCGGTATACGTCATCGAGCATATGGACAAAATCCTGCTTATAATTGCGGTAATCACGATAACACTTGGCCACATCTGGAGCTACATCGTCCAGAGCTCTCTCGACCGCATTGTGTACGTTCGCGACCGGAGCAACGTCCCCGCCATGCTCTGCAAGGTGAGCCAACGTCAAATCAACAACGCGGCGGCATTGTTCATCGGACAGGTCATACATAGCACGATTAGCGGACTTACGAATCGCAGAAACGATCTTTTGACTGGAGAACGCTTCGATAGAACCATCTTTCTTCTGGATTTTTAGCATAGGCACCCCTCTTACTTAACTTCCTCGCGGCGCTTTTCAAAGTAGCCGCCCTTTACTTTTTCGATGAAATCGCTGGCCTGCTGCTCCAAGTCCTGCATCGTGCCGTTGTTGACAATCGTATAATCGTAATCGAACTGGTCAACATCACGGTCGGCGTGGTTGCTCTGGATTGGCTCGTAACCCGGTCGCTTAATCAACAGCGTCAGAGCGTCAAAACGTTCCTTGGCACGCTGAATCTCCTCCGGTTCACGAATGTGCATGAACAGCATGACGTTGTCGTGATCCTTCACCCGATTGAATTCCTTGGTCAGATACTCAAGCGGCGCGTCGGAATACTGTGTCGACAGGTCTTTCAGGTCGGACAAGAACTTTCTGGACTTGTCGTCCTTCTCACCGTTCCAACCAAGCCGTCGAGCGACTTCCTTGATGATATCTACAGAGCTGATCTGTGCGATCAGCATATCGTAGAAATAAGCCCGGTCTCGGCACAAAGAACAAAATGTGTCCTTTCCGCTTCTCGCGGGCCCATTTACAATGATGATATGTGCCAACTTATTCTCCCTTCTGGCGGGTCTTCGGATGTCCACATGTCATGACACCCTCGGGACAAGAGCCGGAAACACACGGTGCACCGGCGTTTTCAAAGATAGTCGGCGCAACCTTCTGGCATAAAACTAACATTTGCTCCGCCAGCTCTCTGATCTCGTCCTGTGCGCGATTACAGCACCGTAGAGCGAAGAAACTGAGCAATTCGCGTGCATTCATGGTTACAGAGAACAACGTTCCTGCGGCATTTGGGAGCACGCAGCGGGCATTCTCGTTAGCGTATTTTTCAGCCGCCGAGCGATCCTTCTTGTACTGTTTATACAGTGCTTCATCCTCGTTCTTCTTCTGCTCCATAATGGCGTCCAACTGCAGATAAAAGAACTGGCCGTTGTTGCGGAACTCAATGTTAAAGTCGCCGATTGCGTACTGCGCGTACTTCTCACGGAGCTTTTCGCTCATGAGCGTTGCGTGAATGTCGCTGTAGGTCGCTCTGATCGTCTCCATGCAGTTCTCGAACATCAGTTTTGCGGCCAGATTATTCTTTACAGCCTCCGGCATCACGAACTCCGGCTTTGCCATATTGACATAGCGCTGACTCTGCACTGAGAAGGATGCGATTCGATGGCGCGTAATCTGTGCAAGCAGAGAGCGAGATACACCGTCAATACCGAACGTGAAGGATGCATGCTCCAAAACAGAAGTATGGCCGGAGCGCTTGATCTGTCGGATGAACTTTGCCGCCTGTTCCGGAGTAATGTTCTCCAGAATATCCGCAGCCGTGCCGGAAGAGTAACAACCCTTGCCGGCCGCCGCGACAACAAGTTCCGGCATTGGTGTCCAAGCGAGTAACTTTACGTTCATGCGGTCACCTTCTTCTTACGCGGTGCGGTAATTTTGAGCCAGCTCTTTGGGAACGTGTAGTTCTTGGAACCATTGCACTCAACGGTCATACAAACCTCTTCGGGATGATCGGCGCAGAGCTTGTCCATCTTCTTCTGGAGCGCAGGGTCATAGGTGAACACATGCGCTGTATCGTCCTGCTGGTTGTAGTCTACGATGGTTTCCATCGCGGTCTTTGACATTTCTTCCATTCTCATCACTCCTTGTGCTTATCAGGGTTGTTAAGTTTCGTGGAACACAGACGGCTAATCTTAGCCAAGGCCGTCTGATAATCCACGAGGCGCTTATTAGGCTTTTTCGCCAAGGTGGAAATCTCTTGGTTGACAGCGCCGGTCACGGCACTGACGCCCGTATATAATCCTCTGCGGAACTGAAGTTCCAATTGAGCCTTAAACTCCTCACTAATCTGCTCGGCGGGAGATTTTTCTTTCTCTGGCGGCATTTTAACTACGTCATTCATTCACTTCACCTCAAAACAAGTCGTCGATTTCGCGGATGCCATTATACGAGATGGCACATTCTTCGCAGCAAAACAGGTTGCTGTCTTTATCTTTCCAGAGCTCCCAATCCGGAGATAACTCATTGCCGCAGTTTTCACAATGACCGATAATCTCCGGAACATAGTCGGGATCTCGTGGATTCTTAGGGTTCGGGAATTTAGGAATCATACGGCGTACTTTGAGTCCTCCGGCGTTTCCGCGTAGCACGGATTCTGCGTAATCGGTGGATAATAACTTCCGTAATGGTTGTCGTCTGTCTCATCCGTGGTGATCGTCGTTCGAGAGACAACCTTCCCATCCTTATCTAATTCCTCAGTGATTTCTACAATGTGTCGCTTAATCATGTCTTCCTCCTCAGCCGACCAGATGATACTGGTCAAGATACCAATAGCCGGATTTATTCTTCGTGCATCGGTCAACGTAAATGATGCTGCCGTTTTTGATTGGATTCTGGTCGTACTGCCGTGATCGAAGCGTCAATCGAATGCGCTTACCAGAACCAAGTGACTGTGTAAAGCAAGCATAACCCCACGGTTTTCCGGTGTCTTTACTCAAAAGTGGCCGGAAATCCGACACGAGAACAAGTCTGCGGTCTTCTTCCTTGCCTGTCCGGATGTCCACATACCCGAGAATTTCCTGCTGGTTCTCAATCTTCACGCGGAACGGAAGGTCTTCGATGCCTGCCGCCAGTACGCGGTCTTCACATTCGCGGAGCGCCTGAGCGACGATTCGCTTCAGTTCCTCAGCAATTTCCTGCTCGACAGCGATAAGCTGTTCTTCCAGTTCCGGTGTTGGGTTCTTTTTAAGAGCGGCCGCGAGCTGCTTTTTTTCGTCTTTCAAGGCACTCATCTGCAGGCTCGTGAACGTATATCTTGTCGCTGGCTGGCCGTCCTTCTTGAGACCGTCGGCGTACTTCGGTACAATATCAGCCAGAAAGCTGTTATCAACGCGCTCTCGCGGCATGGATGCTTTTGCGCCGTACCCGAACTCCTCGCACAGAGCAATGATGTTTAGAACCTCTCGGTCGTTGCCGTAGCTTGAGAAATAGCTGATTTGAGCCAGCGGTTCGGTGGTGGACTTCATAATGCTCTTTGGTCGGAGAGCCAGAAGAACGTCGGAAAGGTACTTCGGCGGCTCCTGTCCGATCTCATAAAGAGCAACGGCGGCGGCCTTATTGAATCCCTTGATAGAAGTCAGCGCGTTGCTGATTGCGTTGTTCTCTTCGTCGGCGGTTACCTTGCGGTTATCCTGACCGAATTTGAACGGCGGGAACTTGATATTGAAGTAGCTTTCGGCTTCATCCTTGGCGGCGGCGAGCTTGTCCTTGTCGCCTTTTTCGTCCATGATACGCATGAAGGTTTCATAGAACGCGAGAGGATGATGCTGTTTGAGCCATGCACCGTAAAGGGAGTCCAAAGAAACACTGTACGAATGACTACTATTAAACGCATACTGGGCAGCATCTTCGATGATTTTCCAAACATTTTTAGCCTTTTCGGCGGCATCAGTTTTATTGATGTTTTCCTGTTCGACCAGTCGTTTGGAGAATGCATTGATAAATCGCTCATGATAAGCAAGAACTTTCTCTTTACGTTTCTTGGCAATGTTCTTAATCGCCGCGTAACATTCAGACATCGGGAACCCTGCATAGTTCAGCACCGCCATCTGCTGTTCTTGATACAAGCAGAACGACTGCGGTAGCTCTTCCGTACGAAGCAGGTCGTCGAACGGCTTAACGTCATACGAGAAGTCCTGCCGGCTTTCGAAAATCTTATACATCGATTTGAAACCCGGACGAATTGCGGCGATGAACGCGCAAAGCTCGGAAATATTGGTCGGCGCGTAAACGCCTACTCGACTGGCGGTTCCCGGCTGCTCAACCTGATTGATACCGAGTGTGCATCCCTTGCGGTAAATATCCCACACGGGATCTTCCGGCGGGCACATAGCGAGCAGTTCATTCACGGTCGGGACTTTAAGACCGGCACGAGTGTACCCTTTATTGATAAGGTCGACCACGGCAACACGGAGCAAGTCATTCTTCAGAAAGTGATTCTTCTCCGCCCAGTGACCATCCATTGCACAGCAGATTCTGTCTTTGATCTTTACAAGACCAATCTTGCGGCGGATACTGCCCTGATACAGCAGGAACGCGCACGGTGCCGGTGACCAGCTGGTGATGATGCCCTGATACTCGGTTGAGCGGAGATAGACGTCATGGAATCGCTTGTCGATGTAGTCCATAATGTCGATGGTGTCCTTCTCTTCCTCATCAACGGTATGGAGCTTATTCTCATATCGTTTAATCTGGGCGGACACTTCATTCGCCGTGGCAAAGTCGATGTTCTGCGACTTCGCAAACATTTTCCACGCAGCTGACGCTTTTTGCGTGCCGTAAGCAAGCATCTGAACCGCATGATCACGCCCGCAGACCTGCGCCTGACCTTCCGCAAAGATGTCCTGTTCAGCCACATTGAAGTCGATATCCGGCAAACTGTGGGTTTCAAGGATACGAGTCGCAGTCATAAAGCGTTCAGGATACATCTTTACCTTCGCTGCAATTCGGTCAACCTCAGTAAATCCGAGCAGCTTGTTGGTGAAGAAGCTAACCGCACTTCCTCGACCAGTGTTAGTCAAGTGGCCGCCGAGCTCTTTTCCTCGCCTGATAACGTGGTAGTTATCAATGAAGTAGTCTGCCATGTGGCACTCAACAACCGTGTCGGTTTCGGATTTGATCTCTTTTTCATATTTTGAAAGCAGATCCGGGGCAACCTCGGCCTTGTAGTTCTGCCAGCCTTCATCGACCAGACGAAGATACTCGGCATTTTTCTGCTCTTGCGTCCAATCTGGGTGGAGCGAGAACAGCTTCAGGCTGTCGTCGAAAATATCGCACTCGTACTCCTCTACTTCGAGGAAACAGTTTGTCCGGTCGATTGCCTCCGTGATCTCAGCTTCTGTCAAGACACCCTGTTCACGGAACCGCTGGACGGCAGTGTCGCCATCCGGATAATCCATGAACCATTCTTCTTCATCGTCGTAAGCCTTGCGATCTTCTTTAGAAACGAGGAAGTCAGAGCGGAGCTCTGCGCCGTTTGCTTCGATGTAGTGGCTGTCGCAGCCCATAATAATCGGCGCGGGAATCTCTTTCCGCAGATTCAGAATGTAACGGTTTAGCTCTTTCTGACGCTCAGAGGGGTGGTACTGCACCTCAAACATGAAGTTGTCGCCGTGTTTGTCGTACAGCTTCTTCCAGAGAGCTTTGAGTCGCTCTTCTTCTTCGCCGAGATACTTCCATCCGGCAACACAGGCGGTTGTAATCCAAACGTCGCTCGCCGGAAGCAGGTCGAGAAGCTCTTCATCCAGTCGCGGCTGGTAGTAGAAACCATCCTCGTTCGCCTGACTGAGAACCTCGTTAATCCATTCGCGACCGTTTTCATTCTTCGCGCCAATCCAAATGTGGCAGTTGGAACGGTCTTCTTCGTGACGATCCCAGACCCAGTAAGCCTCAGCGGCGAAGAGAAACTTCAGACCGTACTGCTTTGCGAGGTCATGGCATTCGATATATCTCCCCTGCCAACCATGCTCACAGCTGGACAGAATGGAATGCCCGAGCTCGACGGCACGCTTGGCGTAATCCTCGTAGGTCACGACCGAGTCGCTGACGCGAGTGTTGCTGTAGGTTGTGTGTTTATGATAGTTCTGAAAAACTATGATAGCCGCTCCCTTCTCTGATACAATTCATTCCATACTTCCGCTCCATTATCTACGGGAGCCATCTTTTCGCCCAATAGGTTGTCACGGTTACGAACCCAATCCACCCTGCAAAAGCGTTTCAGCTTTTTGATTTCTCCATCCTGTCGCGGGTCAACCTCCTCGTCGAATGCGATGACAACACGGACACCCAGTTGCAGGAGAATCTTGGTCTGGTAAGGGTTAATGTGCGAGGTCAGTACAGCACAACAGTTATCGAAACCGTAGCCGGCCGCCTTGAGAACGGACTTCGCACCCTCAAACAGGATGACCTCTTTTTTTCGGAGGATTGCTTCGCGGTTTTCGTAAAGCCCGAACAGCGTATCGAGTGCTCCGAGCTTTACGAGATAGGTGTACTTGCGGAGTTTTTTCTCCTTAAAATCGGGGTCAAGCGTGCGTCCGCAGATACTGAAAATCTGGCCGTTGGGCAATCGAATCGGGTGAACGATCCGGTTTGACAACGCATCATAGCGGTAGCCGAAGCGCTTCATCTGGTCGAGAGGGATACCCTCATCAAGCCAAGACTGAAACTTCTCCGGTCTCCACTCGTACTGTTCCATCACATTTTCCCCTAGGATTTTGTGTGGTTCACACACATTTTTCTGTTCTTTCCGCGGCGCGTACTTCTTGAGAGCCTGTACAGCCGCCAGATGGGTGGACGGCAGTGACACACCCTCTGTGATTCCGGCGTAGACTTTGAGTCGTTTGACCGCTTCTCGCAGAGAAACGTGGTTGTACAACACCTCGAAGTCGGCAACATCGCCGCGTGCTCCGCAGCCGAAGCAGTAATACAACCCTTTGGAGCGCGTAATCGTGAAGGATGGTGTATTCTCGTCATGGAAGGGACACAGCGCGACGTATTCGTTCTCGCTGCGCCGCTCGACATCGAGGTACTGGGAGATGTAGTCCACGATATCAATTTGTTCTACCACATCTCTGATTTCCATGATTACTCCTTACCTTTAATATGGGGCGTTTGGGTCGTGCTGTTTCGCAGCTTGTTTGTAGGAAACAAGGTTACCGTTGAACTGGAGGTCGATATACTCATTGGAGGACATCTGTTCGCCGTTACGGTTTAGAACTACGCGGAGCTTCTTGTTGCCGCATTCGATTCCGTCCTGGCTGATCTCCTGCGGGGTTTTGTTCTCGATGGTGAGAATCGTTGAAGCGTTTCGACCAATCTTTGCGCTGTCGGCAATTTTACCGGTTGAGGTTGTCTGCGCGGCACCGAGACCAATCAGTCCCATGTCACCGCAAAGAACATTCTTAACCATATCGACCAGACGCCCGAGCTGCTGGTATGTGGCGAATGCGTCATCGGAACCGACGCCGCCTCCACTAGCACCGCTTCCGCCGCCCTTAAAATAATCTACTATCAGAACCTGCGTCCCCTGCGAATGAATTGACTTCTTCGCGGCCGCGTAAATTCCATTCGGGTCAAAGATCGGCATATACTTGTGGGTGAACTTTCTGGTTTTGAGCCAACTTCTCGCCCGTTCAAGGCGGTCATTCTCTTCGGCGGTATACTGGCCGGAGCGAATGCGGCTGTATTCGATGCCGGTTAGGTTCGACATAAGGCGCTGCGTGAACATTCGAGAGCTTAACTCACTGTCCAGATACAGAACGCTGTAGTCTCGCTTCAAAAGGTCGACCGCCTCGTTCAATAAAAACATACTTTTACCCTGCTTAGCATTCGCGCCAACGATGACTAATTCGCCTGCTTCGAGCTGGACGTAGTTGTTCAGTGCAGGAAACTTGAACGGCACGCCGGCCATCCCATTATTCTGGCGGTCTACGATCTCCTGCCAGAGTTCGTCAACGACGTCCTTATAAGCCGGTAGCTCGTTGGTCGAGGAATAATCCATAAGCACGCCGTCCAGAATGTTATAGATCTTTTCCTCTATATGGTCTTCGTTCTCACTGAAGCAAAGGTTCTGGCACTCGGCGAGCTTTTTATAAGCATCGCGCCGGAACGCCTTATCCAACACGTTGTTGACTGCGAGCATATACTCAGCAACAGAGCTGCGGGCAACCATACGGCTCATCTCCATCAGCTCGTTCAGTTTGCCGGGAGTGAACTCTTCCGCCCACTTTTTCATGTTTTCCTTGGAGTTTAGAACGTTCATAAGGTTGTAAGGATCAACCTTTTCGACGTTGTTCTTCGCAAGTTCCGTAATCGCATAATAGAGGCAGGCGTTCTCCGGATCTGTAAAATGGCGGGGCTTTAAGTTTTCCGAATGGAAGCAGAATTCCGGATGAATGAACAATGTTGAAATAACGCCGGCTTCGCTTTCTACGCTCTTGATGTCGTTTACGTTTGCGTTCAAATTTAACCTGCTTTCTTACTTTTTTTCTCTTTCTTCGGCTTCACATAAGCGGAGGACATCGGGCAATGAGAACGCACGGAGCAGATTTCAGCACAGAAGAAGTCGGCCTTCCCGGCCTTTTTCGCGTCCTTGGCAGACTTGAAGTTCTCCCGCGCCTTGATGGAATGCTTGTCCAACCACTCCTCGGTCTCGCAGGCGGTCTTTACAGACTCAATGAAATAATCCTTAGCCGCGATGCAGTCCTCTGCTGTGCAAGGTTCGATGTAATGCTTCTGCCCTCGAAACAGGTCGAGATCTGTATAAGCCGGCCAGACGCCCATCTTCTCATGAACAAGGTAGCCGTAGAACTCAAGCTGCTTGCGGTACTTCTTCTCCTCTGCTTTGCTGGCGAACTTCTTCTTCGACTTGTGATCTACGACAATGTACTCGCCGGTCTTTTTGTTCTTGACCAGCAGGTCGATATAACCGATGACCTTGAAGCCTTCGATCTCCGCCTTCATCTCAAGCTCTACACCGATGACTTCATAGTTCGGCGAGAGTCCCTTAAAATGACGGGCGAACGCGAGACCGTCCTCATAGTAGGATTTCTCAAGATCCACATATCGGTTAAACGGCCACTTGAGCGTGATCTTGGAATCGTAATCGGTAAGATATAATTCCAGAAGCTCCTCCGGCTGCATGATGCCTTTGAACACCATTTCGAGCCATTCGTGCATCTGGCTGCCGTACTGGGCGAATACGTTTTCGTCCTGTTCAATCCTCGGCTCAGCGAGCCGCTGAAGATAGAAGCCGTAGGGGCATTCGTGCGCTTGCGTCGCAGAAGACCAGCTCCAGACTCTATTCTTCAGCTTTTCGGTGAATTCGCTCACTTAAAACAGTACGTCGTCGGACTCAACCGGGTCGCCGGAATAGCCCTCGTCAATACTCGGCTTCTGGTTGCCGCCGTTGTTCTCGGACTTGCTGCCGCAGAAATTTACCTCATCAGCATGAAGCGACCAAGCAATGCGGTTGTTGCCGTCCTTGTCCACAAACTTACGGGACTCCATAGCACCGGAAATAGCGATAGAGCTGCCCTTCTTGAAATACTTGGCCACGAACTCAGCGGTCGCGCCGAAAACGGAAATGTCGAAAAAGTCGGTCGGGCGATTGCCTTCCTTGTCACGGTAAGTACGGTCTACAGCAACAGAGAAGTTGCAAACGGAAGTGCCTGCGTTGGTGGACTTGAGCTCCGGGTCGCGAGTCAGGCGGCCAATAATTACGATCTTGTTCAAATTCTTTTCTCCTTCTTGGTTGTTTTACTTCATTGCCTTAATTGCGGCGGTGATTTCAGTGCAAAGTGCGATGGTCGGGATTTCGGTCGGCGAATCGTTACCGTTGTTCTTCTCGGCAATCAGCGCGTAAATCTTGGCGCGGTCAACGCCCTTCTTAACGGCTGCCTGCGCAGCGGAAACGACCTTCTTACGAGCGTCGGCCAGACCGGTACGCTCCTTCTTGACGCCCTCCGGCATATCCTCGCCCTCGTAAATAAACAAGCCGAGTCCAAGCTGTGCGCAAGCCTTAGCCAGAGCACGCATCTTTGCCTTATTGGCGTCAGTGGAAGTGACCTGCTCGGCCTTCACAGCGTTGTTCTTGAAATCCATAATGGCGTAGGTTTCCTTAGCTTCCATGCCATTGATTGTCACGCCGACCTCAACCCATGCGCTCTTGCCGTCGTCAAACCACGGGCGCGGCTGCGGCGTGCGCTTGACAGTGCGGGACATAACCGGAACGCCGTCCTTGAACTCTGTGGTGGTTTCCTCATACGGCTCCGGCTGACAGGTGTAGACATGATAGGTCGCGTCAGGATAACGCTTCTTGACTTCTGCCCACGCGGCCGCCCAGCTGATGTACGACAAACCGTTCTTCTTCTTTACCTTTCTGGTGACATCTGCATCATACAGCGTCTGGAAAATGCTCTTTGTTGCTTCGCTCACTTAGCTGCCTCCTGCTTCTTTTCGCGGCGCTTCTTGAAATACTCGAGACGCTTCTCGTGCTTCTTCTGGCGGCGCTCCTTATTCTTTGCGAGACGGTTCTCGCTCTGATACTTTGCGCGAGACTTCTGCTTCGCGCTTGGCTTGTGCTTGGGGATACCCATGTTTGTCACTCCTTTTTATTCTTAAATTTCCGGTAACGTCTTGTGTATTCATAGGACTTCCCGAAAATATTGTTTATTGCCTGATAGAGCCGAGGCTCATGTTTCTTGATTAGTTCAAGTTCCTCTTCGAAACGACTTCCGAACGGACATCCTGCACATCCGGTTCTCGTCATATGCCACTCCTCGTAGCAGTCTGAATAGACTAAACCGTAATGCTCTTTATACTGCTTTTTATCAGCGTCGTCCCAGAAGAACAGAGGACGGTAGGTTGGAATTGAATCCTCAGCCACGGGGTCGAAACAGCTATGATATCGCAACGCGCGAATACCGCCTTCCGCACGCCGCTCTCCGATGATTTTCAAACAGCAGTCATACTTCTGATCGATGAGCTTCGCTGTTTTCTTTTTAGCACCTTCGCAACACATATACGAAATTGGGAAGTCCGGCGGATTCTGAATCATAAATGCTTTAAGCGCTTTATTACGGTCGATATTAAAAGAACTCTTCTCGCCCCATTTATTGCACCACCAGCGAAGTGCACTTTGGCATTTAGGATATCGCTTTATGAGTTCGTCAAACGGTTCGTCCCGCCATTCGAATCCGTGCTTTTGAAGTCTGCTGATATACATCGAAGTCTGCTTCGACATGAACGGAATACCGTAATCTCGGCATCCGAGCGGTACCGGTTTGACAGCTCGCAGCCGCTCAATTTCAATGCCGTACTTTTCTTCGAGATATTTCAGGTGTCGTTTAGTGGCTTCATACTCGATTCCGGTGTCGTAAAAAACATATTTGACCGGGCGACCGTTTCTCACCTTTTCAATCAAGTCGAGCATTGTATCACTATCCGAACCGCCAGAGACAGAACAAATGGGGTTCTTGTAAGAATCCAATAGCTTGTCTGCCTTGATAAAAGTGTTGCGGATGAGCTGATTATCTGGAGCTGCTTCTAAGATTTCTTTCTTTACCATGTCTTACCTCAGTGCTCCACGGTGATTTCGAGCATGTGACTGGCTTCCATGTCGGCTAGCTGAAGCATCGGTACGAGCTTACACTTCTCGGCTGCCGCGTTCATTGCTCGGTCGCCACCCTTAACGGCGCTGTCAAAACCGTTCATGTGCCATCGGATTGCCAGATACTCATCGGGCGTCAGCTTCATGAACTGCTGAATGATGAAGCACGACTTCTCGCCATGACCGCCCGGAAATACCTCATCAAACTTGTATGACATGTACTGCTCCCAGCGGCCGTCTGCGTCTTTGCGGAAGGCCGGCTGCTTCTTATACGTTAGGCACTTGCATAAATCATGCATTAAAGCCGCGATCGCCAGTGTTTCGTCTGTGTATTCGAACTTTTCGTACTTCTGATGAAGAGCCACCAGACAATCATAAACATTCAGCGAATGCTCACAAAGGCCGCCTTCATAGTTGCCGTGAAATCTGGTCGAAGACGGAGCAGTAAAGAAATCATTGTTCTCCAGATAGTGAATCAAATCCTCTACACCGTCGCGCTTCACATTGTCACGCAGGATCTGCAGGAACTCTTCCCGATTCTTGGCGAGCTGCTCCGGGCTTAAAAACTGTGTTTTGTCAGCCATTATTTCCCCACCCTTCTGTAAATACGGTTCATAATGAAGCGAAGATCATCCATCTTCTCTAAATAATCATCTGCAGCCTTTGTAGCTAAAAATCTGGTTCTCTTTTCTTCTGCGCGTGCGGCGGCCAGTTCAATTCCGAGATCAAGATCCCAAACATCTTCCGGATTGCAAGACGCAATGCCGACAAAACCGCAGGACTTGACCTTAACCTTTGCCGACTTCCCCGCTGGATGGCTTACCGAATAGGCGAAACCAGTAAGCGGATGTGTAGCCCACGGAGTCCACTGTCGCTTTCCCTTCGTCGGCTTGTCCTTTTCCTTAGCCGCAGACTTCAGCTTCTCCTTGAAGTGCTCGAAAGAAGCGGACTTCGCCCAGAGAACATCGAGCTCTTCCTCAGTGAAACCAAGGTTAATTACCTTGCCGTCGGACTGCTGTTTCGGCTCTTCCATGCCGATAACCTCGAAATGCTCGGAGAACTCCTGTGGAGTTACGCCGTAACCGCAGATACCGACTCCAAAGCCGCTGCCCATGAAGTCGTCTACTTCATATTCACGGCTTCTGGTCAAGACAACGACGCTCTCATTTGAGCGTTCTACGGTGTAAATCTCGCCGACCTTGTCGCCTTCCTGAAGCGGCTTGGTCATTCTTACTCGTGTTCCTTTTGCTAAATTCATGCTGCCTTCTCCTTGTTTTCATACCGTTTATTCCAAGCATCGACTGCTCGACGCTGTTCTTCTGTCATTGGCTGGTTGTATCTCTGCAGAGCTTGTACGATTTTGTTCCCGCGAACCTCGATGGTGACCAAGCTCTGGTCGGGGCATCCCGCGTATCGCATAAAGAGAATGTGACAGTGGCCGTCGATAACTCTGTCGATATACGAGGCTACGCAGTTGTTCTGCTGTACTGCCTCATCCTTGATATCCTGCGGCGTATTCGGGTAAATGAAGACGTACCGGCCAATCTTACATTCCAGAGACGGGTCGCGCCGTTCTTGGAATTTCTGCTCGTCGAACTGCTCCTTCAACCGATTGTAGTTTCGGCACGCAATCCGATGCGTTGTGAGAAAGTTTCGCGGATATTTGTCAAATTTGGGACTGATTTCGTGCATCATGCGGGCATAATCCAAGATTTCGCCGGGCAGTCCGACCTCATGTTCTATGGCCTCATAGGTCATTAAGTGGTCGATATACTGAAACAACGCCTTGGCAGTGTATCCATGTTCTTCGATCAGTTCTTGAATACTATATTTCGGGTTCATCCAACTACCACAAATACATTTCATAATTTGTGGCAGTCTTTTCTTGTCGAGTGTTTGATACTCGAACTTGCAAACCGTCTGAAAAGCATCTGGCATCGCTAAATAGGCTGCGAGTAAATCATTATCTAAAAACCAACCATACTGCATACAAGCTCGCAAAAGCCATTTAGGCGTTTCACCAATGGATTTACGGTAGATAGAAGATATGCTCGTGATGCCTGCCGAGAAGAACTGCTCAAATCGGCTCATCTTAGCCGCTCGCTCCAGTAATGTTCCGGGATTCGTAATCCGAATGCGTTGAGAGCCTTCTACAAAGTTCAGGAAGGCTCGGTACTTCTCGTCCTCGAAGCTGTCGATTATGTCGCCGAGCTCAAGTCCGCGGAGCTGCGTCTTGAGATCCTTCACTGGCTTGCCAAGTTTTCCATAGGTGATACCCGTCGATAGGTCATATTTAACTGTCGAGCCATCATCCAGTTCAAAAATCAGGTATTGTCGTTCTTTCCTTGCATTCATTTCCGATCCTCCGTACTTATTGCCTTTTGCGAAACTCCAGTTTACTTAATCGCCGACTCCGTATTTTTTGGCGTATTTTTCGATGAACTCGATCATCTCCGGCTCTTCTGGGAAGAATGGGTCGCGGCCTTGCGCGTGCATAGCCCCCAAGCAGTTCATCATGAACTGGCCGAAGCGCCAGTCCGGCAGCTTCTTCCATGCGATCTTCAGCCGGTCGCAGAACTCATCAATTCTCGCCGGGTCTCTCATCATTCTTCTCCTCAATCGGAACCCACTCGGTTACCACGATTGTTTTTTCATACTGGCGTTTAGTCACTTCTACAGGCTGATTCCAGTATTCGTTCTCCTGACATTCAGTAAGTCCGCGATCCCAGTCGATTGCGAAATATCGGCCGCCGATCTCGAAAACCGTTGTCATATGCGTTGTCCATCGGCCACTGCCGTTCTCGATATTATCGACTTCGGTGCCAACCTCGCCCCAAGCCATCATCTGGCGTTCCCATTCGTCGAAGGTCTCCTTACGGTCAAAACGTTCCAGAAACGTCTGGTTCAGGGTTGCTTCTTCACTCATACTCATTCTTCCTTTCCAGCAAAATACTTAAAGTCTTTCCATTTGATCTTAACGATCACACGGTTACCGCAGCGGTCTCGCAGCTCAACCGCCGGTCGTCCGACAACGCCTTCCATCATCGCGGTGCCCATCGTGCTCTTCGGATGACTTGTCACGAAGTCGATGCCGTCCTGAATGGTGCCCTCGCAGACAATCGGAACAACGTCAATGCCGAACATCTTCGCGGTTTTTTCGACCATCTCGCGCGGCTGATAATTATCGCCGATCATTACATCGAACAGCATGAAGGACACATCATCTCGGTACGCGCCGCCGTTCTGGATCTTGGGGCCATAGCCCTCGCCGAACAAAATGACCTCACGCTCGCCGAAAGTCTGCTCGAACAACTCCTCAGCTTCCTGCGTGCCGAACACGGAGACGAGGTAGTTCGTCAGGGGCACCGGCATCTGGGCACGGTCGGTTCGGCCGCCGTAGGAAACCTTGTGGCCATCCCAGTACACGCGCGTGTTGGTGCCGTTCAGCTTCTCGGTAAACTGCCACGGCAAGTCTTTCAAAAACTTGACCGTCGGATTGCGGAACTTGCCAAACTGCAGGCGCTTATCGCCGTCGGTGCTCCGCTCAAAAACGGTTTCGATTTTATGGTATTCTCTCATGTGTTCACTCGCTTTCTGTGGTCGCTCTCGTTTTTTCTCTACATATACTACTATACAAAAATCGCGATTTTGGGACGCGAAAATCCAAACTTTTTTTGATTTTTTGAAAATATTTTTGAATGAGGGGAAAAGGAACGCCGCACAGTCGTGCGGCGTCTTTTAGACGTAATATTCAGCCATGTCTTCCAGTCGTAGACAAGCCAGTCGGCGATACGGATTCGTCAAATTCCCGCATCCGCAGTCGATGCAAAGGAATCCCTTACCGTGGAAGATGTGGTACGGCTCTTTGAATTGTTTGGTCAGATAACAGGTCGGCGTGTGCCCTACAATATAATGTGCGTTGCCGAAATCGTCATCAGCTTCCACTCTGCCCCAGATCATATCGAGGAACTTGGTGGAGGGTCTCCCATGAACCAAAGTCCATGTCGTGCCGTTAACCTCGACGGTCTCCATTGCTGGCCGCTTGTGGCAATACCGAAGGATCTTTCCTCGCTCAGCAGTGGTGCGGCGGTAAAGCAGATCGCGGCGAGTCTTGCTTCCTCCGTTTGCCGTCCACATTCTGCGAGCCTCTGGGAACGAGTCTTTGCTCAGCGTGCCGAGCACCATATCCTCGTGATTGCCGAGAATAAGGTGAATGTTACCCTTATCGATGATTTCGAGAAGGATTTCTACGCCCTCGGCTCCCCGGGCGATTACGTCTCCGATGATGTAAAGCTGGTCGTCCGCGCTGAAGTTGATAAGGTCGAGCATCGCGTGGAAACGGTCAATCTCGCCGTGGATGTCGGCCATAACGTATGTTGACATAACTGCCACCTCACTTGAAGAAGCCGCCGGCCGTCAGCAACGCCGCCTCGATAGCGCAGCCAATCAGAGTTGTCCAACCGTTATACTTGTCGGTTCTCGGCTCGTTGTGAAAAACAAAGCCAATGATGACGTTGGCTGTCATAACTGCAATCATGATAGCCTGTGGAATTCCCATCTTTATTTCTCCTTTTCTTTCTTTTCCCTAAATTTCTTTGCTTTCTTCTTGAACTTCGTGTTAAACGGTTCCGGCACCGGAAACTCTGCGAAGTCGCCCTTCATTAGCTCATCGGGGTTCTTCTCCATCTCTTTGAGAATGGCGATTGCCCCGGCTGTGTTGTTCATGCAATACAGCTTCATTTGTTCTTGATGGCTTTCAAACCAGCCGCGAACCAGATGAAGTGCCTGACAGAAATAGCGGCGCATCGGCAGAGGAATATCATTGCCCTGCTCTGTGAGATATTTGCCGCTCATGATTTTGTGGTAAAGCTCCTGTGCCTTGGGGCTAAGATCTGAAATGTCACTCATTAGAAATCCTCCGCAAGAACAATGCCGATATACCACTTGAGCCATGCAAGCTCGACGCTGACATAACATTCGCCGTTGTGAAGCAGAATGGTCGGCAAGAAGTAAAAATCTCTTGTGTAACGTCCTTTGGTCACTGCTTTCTCCTCTTCTTCTGATTCTCTTTCAGCTATTTGCGGTTTGCTTTGCCTATTGTGAATCACTCCAAATTAACCTTTTACTGCCGAATGTAAGATACTATGTTTTTAGCGCACTGCGAACAAACCTCGTTGTAACAATACGACCTGTTGCCATCGTAAGGAATTCCGTTCGTGAGCTTCACATCGATCTTGTAAATCGGTTCTGTAACACCGGAATGTATCTCTTGCCCGCAGATGTCACAAAATACTCTGGTCATTATGATTCGCTCCCTAATTGTTCAATGTACGCTTCAATGTTGTCTGCGCAATCAGGACATACTAAGTTGTAGGTCTCCTCTACGAGACGCCCTCTGAAAAACGTAATCTGATAGTCTTCGCCGCATTCTCGGTTACTCAACTCTTTACCGCAAACGTCACAAAACAATCCGCTTCCTTGACTTGATCTAAGTCCAATAGTCGAGATAGCGTCAGGATCTTCAGATGACTCTCGCACCGCAACCGAACAGCCAGTTAATGTCACCAAGGATAAGCAAACAACCGTAGCAGCAATAAAAATCTTCTTCATCCGTACACATCCTCATAAAAGTAATCAAAGCATTCTGAACTGCAAAGTCTTCGCCCAAAACGGAGATCGGAGAATTGAGTTTTCTTCCCACAGATACAGCATGGTAAGCTGATCTGATGCTTGAGAAGTGCGTGTTTTGCTTCTCCGACTTTCATGTCAGGGAATCGCTCAGAAAAGTCCATATAGAAACCTCATTCTAGTAATCCGAAAATCAGTGATTATCGAAAACCTTAGCAAACGAAACATAATTCTCATGGTTTGGGTCAGGTATTGCGAATATGACTTCAGCAAAAGGATATTTTCCTGCAAGGTCTCGCATGATCTCAGCTACCTCCGTTGGGTTCTGTCCAAATACACCGCAGCCGAACGCGCCAAGAACCAGCGTATCTACTTTCTGCACTGCGGCAACGTCCAAAACAAAGCGAATACGAGAAAATAAGGCTTTGCTGTTAGTTGCGGGATCTACGTTTGCGTACTTGGCACCTGCAGAAAAATTGGGAGCTGCACATGTAATGACGTCGCAGGTCACATCTCCCCCGTTGTGGTAAAAGTGTACGTCAGGGGCATAAATGGCGCGATTGGTGTACATTGCTCGGCGTAGCGTTTTTCGATTCTGACTATAATACTCTTCCTCAAACTCACACAACACATTATACAAGAACGACTCGTGGCACAGGCACTCTTCCTGTGCGCGGCTACCCTTTAGGAACATACCGCCTGGGTTCTTGTAGGACGCGAAATTGAGCACGGCGACCTTTTGCGAGGGATGCTTTGCTTTGCAATTACAGAGGGCCGTAACAGAGTCTTCTGCGAGCAAGCGAAGAACCGGCACAGAGATGGGGGCGCCTGGCATGAAAACGCGCTTGCGTCCATCCTCATCATCGTAGATCTTAGCGTTGGCAACGCTTCGTCTTATTTCCTCGCTGTGTTCTCTCGTATTCTTAGTTGTCCATTCGGCAGCCCTTTTAGCTCGTGCCTCTTTGCCTATCCAATAATTATTATTTGCCATCTGATTCAGTTCCTTTCACGCTCAGATTTACTTTTCGATAATGAATTGTTGTAATTCGCTGATCATATCGTCAGCCGTAGCGGCCCTCTCGGGCGATACGGATTTTGTAAAGGAGAGCTCTACATCTGACTGGACAGTTCCTTCTATTGTGATTTTGCAATTAGGTACAAAATCCGCAGGAACTGCCACTTCAACTACACCCGGCCTGACTTCATTCCTGATTTCGGCCGTTTCGAAAGAACAATCAATCTCTCCGAGTCTGACCGAGAATAATTTCATGCCAGCCACATATATGGCAGCAATATCGTCTTTTCGAATTTGTGGAATGTAATGCATAATCAAATCAGCCTTTCGTCGCCTCGTCGTAGATTGCGTCTGCGTTGTTCTTCATGTACTCCGCGATAAGAGCATAGCCCCTCGTGTTGGTCTCTTCCGGGAATCCTCTGAATTTAGTGCGATAGACTCGAGCAACAATCTCCCCCGAATGAAGCTCCTCTTCAATTGCGATTGTCCAGCCAAACACATGGAGAATCGAATTGATGAACCACAAAAAACCCTGTTCTTTGAATTCCAACCATGTTCTCAGTTCTACATTCTTTTCTTCTTCGCTAGGAGTGGTATAGCACGGTTTGCTTTTCATAAGTTATCTTCCTCTCTGTACGCAAGAACCAGCGCGGTATATAGAAAATATTCAGATGATTTTCTGAACACTGTCTGATATTGAACTTCGACTTCACAACCGTGATTCTGAAAGTCCTCAATCGTACTTGCTAATCGTTCATTGAAATTGTCCGCGGAACCAGAAGTGATCATTGCCGTATGCACATACTTTTTCATGTTGCACCTCTCATCGTACAAATCAAGTGGAATGCGAAAGCCATCCAGAACAAAACCGAGAAGATGAAACACGATTCTGCGGCACTTCTAAGCTGCCATCGTAGAATTCGGTCGCCTTTTACTCGGTCAGAGGACGTGTTTAGGATAAACCCGGCCACACCGAATAAGAGTGCAATAATTCCTGCTGTCATAAAATCTCCTTACCGCGCAAAGTACACAAGTATCATAATCATTGCTATGATTCCGAGAACTGCTGCGACTAGTTCTTCTTCTTCTGTTGACGCATTAACAATAAGCCAATCCATTGTCACAGTTATAACGAAGAGCGAGACCCAGAAGATCATCCGACCACCCCGAGCATCATCAGGATCATCAACCCCGTGCAGACAATCAGCGCATACACGGAGAGTCCGAGATTCAGCGCGTCAGCCCGAGCTTCCGGGTTCCTGCGGGCTTCTTTGATCTTCCCCCATACCTTCTTTGCGTCCATAACGGACAGGATAAAGAACGGGATGATAAACGAGAGCCAGTAAAGTCGCATTTTGGTTACTCCTTTTCGTTAGAATAAGTGTATTTTCGCCGGAACATCTTCAGAGGGCGCTCATCTTTTCCGATAATTTCTGCTTCATCATCTGGTTCGTATTGCAACAAAGCAGCCGATGTGTAGCTGTATACACCCTTTTCGTTTACGAATTCCGGCTTTGTCACCCATACTGTGCCGTAGTATGGGTCGGCGATTGCTACATAGGTAACGCCATCTCGTACAAAGACATCGCCGGTTCTGAGATCGCTCATCTTTTTGTTACCATTCTGCATTGACAACCACCTTATGACCTCTCAGCAGAGCAACAGCCACGAGCTTTTCGATGTCGTTGTTCGGCCAGTAAACCTTCTTAACAGAATACTCGGCAAGCGCACGAGCCTGTTTCTCTGTAAGTACCATGTCTTTGCCGTACCAGTCGCTATCGCCGCCCTTGGCGTAATAATTGATCGACTTCAAGAAGTCACGCCAGTCAGACCCTCCGGCATTAACCTCGTTGACATCCTTTGTCGTGACGAGCTTGCCGCAGTCTGGACAGCGAAATTCTTGAACTTCCTTAATCGTAACGTCGAGACCCATCGTCATTTCCTCCCCCATAAAGTCGTTTGCCGCAGTACGGGCAGAACCGGTAAGTGTTGATTACATGGTTGTCCAGATTCCGCTTGTAGTGGCATACTGGGCAGATATGATCCATCCAGCCGTTGTCTGCAAGCTCGACAATCCAACGGTTGGGTGAATCGCCATTCCGTTCTTCTGGCGTTTCCCAGTCTTCGATGTGTTGCTCCCACATAGGATTTCCCTCCCAAATATCGATGAAGCTGTCGTACATTACCAATCTTCCTCGGAATCGTATGACGGATTGAACGGGCAGTCGCCGCAGCGAGAACGAAGTTCGCCGTTCTCATCTTCGTACCAGTCATCACCGTATCCGGTGCATTCGTAACAGTAGTCGTTATCGTCCCACATATTTATCTCTTCCTCCACATAGCCGCGACTGGCCTGCCGCACTCAGGGCACAGAACGAATGATTTCCGACCGCTGTCTGCGCCCTCGTGATGGATATCGTCCGTCGTGTACTCAAATACACATTCGCACCTGACACATCTATGTCTTCGTGCGCCGAATTTTCCGTGAGTGATTACTTTCACAGCTCCACTCCTTCGATTTCGGCGCGGATTTCAAGGTCGTGCAGGTATTCGCCCATGTGGCGCTTCTGCTGGCGGAGCAGGTCGATAGAGCAGTTTGGAGTGAAGTCAAGCGTTCCGGCCTCGTATTTCGTCACCATGCGGTGCAGCTTCTCGTAGCGGGTCTTGAGATCGTGATATTCGGCCTGCATACGTTCCTGCCAACAAGGCTCAACAGGAATGGATTCGCTTTCTTGCGTAGGTTCGCAGTTCACTGGTACCAATGGTTCATACATCGCCTCAAATTTCTTCGCATCAAAGCGGTAGACTTCTTCTCTGGATGGAAATTTAACAATGTAGTCTCCAGTTTTAGCTCGGATTGCCTGAGTCGTGATAGCAATTCCTAATTCATTATCCCAAACTCCGGCGCGATACACTTCACCGCCGTTCATCTTTTTGATCTCTTGGTAAGTCTCGTCCCGGCCGTCCCACTGGACAGCTTCGACAAATTCTGGCTTCTTTTTATATTTCATTATTGCAATTCTCTCCCCTCATATATCCGCCACCACTCCTCGGCAGCCTCTTCTGCTGTGTCGAACAACACGCCGCCCATTGGTTCATCAATATCAGAGGTGCAGAGCAAACAAGAACCCCAATCTTCGTGATGCAGACCATAAGAAAGTCCGCTCCACGGTTCTTCTTCGTATTCACATCCAAGTTCACCCTTGAAATTTCCTTCATCATCATGAACACCGATATGAACTGCGTATTCCCAACAAAGGGGACAAAAATAGAACCCGTGTTTAAGTATTTTCACTTTTCTCGATCCTCCGGTGGATACCAATTTGGTTTTCTTCTATAAGCAACCCATGTAATCCCATAAGTGCTTGCATCTCGCTGCATGATCTCCCATCTTTCAAGGGGGTAAACAGCAACTTTATGGTAGTGCACTATCGATAAGCCTCTTCGTTCAACGACTTGATAGCCAGATTCTTTGGGGTGCGTCAGATCTTCAATCCAAACTTCTTGAAAGCTATCTATATCGTCGAAAGGCAAGCACTTTTTATTTTCTTCGAATTTTCTTCGCTCTTCTTTCTCTTTCTGTCGCTGAACCTCGTCAGCATATCGAAGGAATGCTTGAATTTCAGGATCTTTTTTACACGGAGTTTTGAACCAGTTAATGATCTTCTCTATCATCACAATCCTCCGGTTTGTTGCGGTAGGCCACCCACTCATTCCAATACAGATTTGATTGGGGGGCAAAACTCAACATATAGCCCACATATTCTTCTCGGTTTTCAACCATATTCATGTTAATGCAATCGACAAAACATGGGACAATCTCTCTTGGATAACCAGGAGTTTCTTTTAGAACAACCCAGACTTCTTGGCCGTCCATTCCCATCAATTCATATGGAGTGAGTGGCCGGGTATCTTTGCTTTTCTGCGCTTCAGCACGAAGTTCTTTTAATTCCTCGAGCCAATTTACATGCTGCTCGCTTAAACTGGCTGACTGATAAGAACTGTTTTCTTTAGAGTTTTTTGTTCTTTTGCGCCAATATTCAATGGCCTCATCTAACGACCAAGGATTCAGTATTTGTACCACTCCTTAAACAATGTTTTATTATGGAGCTGGCACTCGGAATCGAACCGAGAAAACCCTCTGATTACAACTCAGATGCGCTACCAATTGCGCCATGCCAGCATATTGGCCCGCGAAACGCGGGCGGTGTTTATCGAATGTCGAAATGACCAAAGCCGCGGACTTCCTTTTGAGCCGCGAGGTTTGCCTCGTACAGCCCTCTAAAGAAGTGCTTTACGTTCTGCTTTACGCCCACTTAGATCACCTCCATTCAATTTTAGAATGCGAGTTTCGCCGGCCGAGAGTTGGTCGGACTTTCGGACGCGGCGATTCTCTATCCCCTTCACTATTCCGATAGGACATCATTTGACCGATGGCTGTCGTACCGGCGCGGTACCATTAAGCACGTTGCCTAATCAGACCGTGCCCCGTCTTTCTTCACTTTCAGCTGGCGGGATAACCAGTTGAAGCTGCTTTCGCCGGCGGCCTCTGCCTTTAGCAACCAGTAACTCGGGAATAGCATGGCATAGTATCCCATTCCCTACAAACGCTCCCGTTTCAACTCAGGCACTTTAATGCCAACACTCTTTCATCTCAGATATGCCTTTCTGAAATGCTCTACGCGCGAGCAGCGCTGAATCGGTTTAACCAAAACACCGGAAAGGTTGTGCCACTCCTCTTTTCTGGATCGACAGGAAAGGTCAGCCGATTCTCCCTCGCCGGAATCGAACCGGCCGAGCGTTGTGCCGCGGATTGCGTTCGCCGTACATGGAGGGAGATATTATGCCTCGAAAAAGCTGAGGATGGACTCATTAGTAATCTCTGTGCCGTAGCCCTTTGCATAAGCACAGATCCACGGGTTTTGATGCTGAGTGATTTCGACAAGCTGTGGCGAACTGAATGGCAGACATGTAAAGACGATACCGTCGATAAGTTCTTTGGTTTCCTTAGACAATACCGGATTTGTGACTGCGGATACTGGAATATGAGCAGAACCGAAAATACAAAATTTGCGATACACTTCCGGAACTACTGGCCCAAAATCCCAAGCGACAATTTTCTCTCGGAAACATGGTTTCCGATAACAAATAAGGAACTCAGCTTGAACGAAATACAGTAACTTCTGTAATTTCAGATTGCTGACAATATGTCCTTCGTCGGAGCAGCGTCGAATAATGTAATCTGAAATTGTCAATGCATCAAACAAAGAATCACAGCCTCTCAACAGTAGTTGTCACGCTTAACGGACGCGACGCGAGAGAACACCGTTGACCATTACCATACCAATGGAACCCGAAGGTCACCTGCCCGAATCGAACGGGAACCGTGTTAGCTTACCAAACCTCGGTCAGCGAGCAGAATCGAACTGCATTCTTGGCGCGGCAGGAGGAATTTGAATCCCCGCGACGGTTTCCCGCCCTATCGGTTTTCAAGACCGACCCCTTCAGCCTCTTGGGTACTGCCGCGTGTAGCGGGACGTCTTTTTATTTTTAGTGATAGTCCGAGGACATCCCGCAGGCACAGACTGTTCACCGCAGATGCTTGCAAGCCTTTTAACCTGCGGCGCGATTCAGGTGAGGCAGGATTCGAACCTGTTTTTTTGAGGCGCTTGCCACTGTGTTACCTGTTCACCACTCACCCGTAAAAGTGCGGTTTAAGGATTACCGCAAACCTCGATTACTTGTGTCTTTGAATGTACTGGTACCCTCTGGCTACAACAACACCGATGCAGAACGGCCAAAAGACGCCGATAAAGATTGAACCAAATGTGCAGCCGAGCTCATCAAAATCCCACTGGCCCTCTTTGTCCTGCATAACAAAGTAATTTGCTCCGCAGACGACAGCACCGATGATGAGATACATTAAAAGCAGCATCACGAAATCCCCTCCAACGCCTTCTGGACTGGCTGATAGCGTTCGCTGTTTAACGTTTCCATCAGACATTCATACGGATCGAGCTTACCGCTCATTACCATAGAAGCTACATTCTGACTGAAGCCGCTGACCAGAGCAACACCGAGATCGTTTTCCTTAACCGGAATGGTGCCGGTGCGACTGTTGATATTCCAGAACACGAGACGCGGCAGTTTATAACCGGCAGCTTCATATCTCTGGCGAATTACATTAAACAGACGGGAATCCGGCCGCTTGCGGCTCCAGTAATCTGATTGACTGCCGCAAGTTGCACAGGTGTCGAACTCCATATCAGAGATGATAAGAATATTCTGCGGCATATCTTCCTGCTTCATCTGATGGCTGATTGCCGTTGTCAGAATCAAATCGAATACAGCTTCGATGTTGGTGTTCGCCACCTCGTTATGCTGCTTGGCGATTAACAGCTTCTCACGCAGGTTCTTTGCTTTGGAGAAATCGACCAGTCGAGGACGATTGGAAAACGTGATGTACTTATCCTTAAACTGACCTGATGAATGCTCCGCAAAGTAAATCGCGAGTGCATTTGCTACGTCCAGAGCAGTCACGCTGCTGTGCGGATCTACGTTGCAGGTCATACTGCCGCTGCCGTCCGCTACGACAATGGTGTTCTCGTTGCCGTTTACCGTATCAGGCAGCGCTTTCCAAAGCTGCTCGAGCGTTTCGTCATACTCAGTGATTGCATTCCACCCAGAATTGCCGTACTTGTGGACGATCTCGTGCGGGAACAGCGTGCTCGCGTTAATCTTGGTTTCGCCCTTGGCGAGGCTTTCCAGAAAAGCACGGCGGCGCTCTTCGTCATTTCGGAGAAACGCTTTATTATAGATGAGGTTTGCTCTGGACGGAACCGCTTCGTATTTGATCTCGCTCCACTGTTTGGCGGACATTTTCTTCTCGACTACATCGAGATAGCCGCGCAGTTTAGAAAGAGTCTGGCGGTAATACTTCTGAGTGAAGTTCAGTCGATTACAAATAATCTTTGCATATCGACGGGAATTGTAAGAAGAGGCGCACGGAGACGGAAGCCATTTTGCTAGCAGTGAGATCGGATTACCCTCTTCATAACGATGGATGTCATAATTGAACTGAAAATAGATGTAATCCAAAACTTTTACATCCAGATCTGTATCCAACAGGCACAGCAGGTCATCGTAGCGGCCATATTCTGCAACCAGCTCGATTACAGGGCGAACGTATTCCGGCAGATTGTCCGCCAGATATTTCATTGCGGTGCGGAACAGGCGACGCTCGCCGAGTCCGCCGCGAACATCTCGGGCAAAGAACAGCCACTTCATCGCGGCCATCTTGTCCTCGAAGAACGCTTTGACGAACTTACTCACGATCTCAGCTTCACTTGCGCTGCGGAGCGAGGCTACGGAAAAGTTCAGGTCGAGCAGTGCTTTGCCGGTCGTTCTGTAGCCGACCGCACCGTTCTCGGTTACGCAGACATTGTAGTCTTCGTTCAGCGTGTTAGCCATTGCGGTTGTAAAATTCATTTTCTTTTCCTCCTTGTTTTGATTCCACAGGGCGCTTTAGAATTCTTAATTATCAGTTAAGTCCTTGGAAAGTTGCTGTGAGCGCCCTTTGGAGGGATACGGGACACTTTTCAAATACCCTATATTTGTGCAAAAATTGCTGTTAGTGTCCCTGTGGAACGGCGGGCTGGAGTCGAACCAGCGATTATCATCATGGCATATCTTTTTACTGTTAAGATTGCTGTCAGTGAACTTGTCAGCTCGCATTTTTAATGGATGACGCATTACCGCTTTGCTACCGCCGTATATTGATGGTGCGACTGGAGAGGCTCGAACTCTCACGGGAATCTCCCAGCGGAACTTAAATCCGCTGCGTCTGCCAATTCCGCCACAATCGCATTTGGTATTGCCGCTGGGGATCGAACCCAGAGAAAAGCGTGTTTGAGACGCTCGCGTATGCCAGTTCCGCCACGGCAACATATGGAGCAGGTAATGGGAGTCGAACCCACATCTTCGGATTGGAAATCCGACCTATTAACCGTTATAAGATACCTGCAGATCTCCCGCGATGACGAGTCGCGGGAGGTTCGCTTGCCGTGCCAAGCGGTGTGTGTGAGTGGAGTTTGCTCACGGACATAAAATTTCCTCTGCACGGTGAGGATTGGTCGAGGTGACAGGATTTGAACCTGCGGCATCTTGCTCCCAAAGCAAGCGCTCTACCAAGCTGAGCCACACCTCGTTGTTGCTCGTCTTTTCCGAGCTGTCAGACGAAAGAACTGATGATTCAGAACTGCGTAGGCTGTCAACCCACGACTCAGTCGCCTTTTTCTCTTTTACTTCTCGGTGACTTAGAAGAAGGTGCCCGGAGGCCGGACTCGAACCGACGACCTCGAGATTACAAATCTAAAAGAAATTTGCTGTCAGCGAACTTATCAGCTCACATATTACGCGCTCTATCCGATTGAGCTACACCGGGCATATTCATTTGGCGGATTTTTGAGGAGCCGCGGAGTCGAACCGCGAGAAACTTTTTTGCAGAAAGTTTTTTGTATATATTTGCTGTTCGTGCGCCCGCCCGTCGCACCATAACTCTGTCACCGGACGCTCCTCATGTTGCCGGTCTTTCCCGGCTGTCAGCGGTCTTTTCTGCCGTCGCCGCTTCGCCATCGTTTTTTGCCTACATATACTACTATACAAAAAATCGATTTTTGGGACGCGAAATCTGAAAATTTTTCAAAAAAATTTTTTACTTAGTGTCCGTGACTACAGTGCCACCCTGAACGGTGACCCAACCATGCTTCTCGCGGGCTTCCATTTCCATTTTCTTGAGCAGCTTATCGGTCAGAGAAGCAGAAATCGTCGAGTTTGCTTTTGCTTCTGCCTCTGCTGCAATCTGCTTGGCCTGCGCGTCAGCCTGTGCTTCCAGAATCTTCGTCTGGTTCTGCACCTTGATGGTTTCCTGCTCCGCCTCAGCCTGCTGCTTCTTCTGCATCGCCGTCACGCGGTCGTTGATGGTCTGCTGCAGCTGCTCATCCGGATGTACATCGATAATAGAGGCGTCGATAACGTCAATGCCGAACTCCTCGCCGAGCTTCTCAGAGAGAGCCTCTGTCAGCTGGGTGTTGATCTTTGCACGGTCGCCGCTGTAGATATCCATCATGGTGTAATCGGTCGTGACCTCGGAAATCTTAGATTTCAGAATCGTGCGGACACGGTTGTTCACGATATCTTCGCCGTCCATACCGCGGAACTTCTTATAGGTGTCAACAACCTCGTCCTGTTTAAATCGGTAGGACATCTGGAAGCTGATATTGATGTTGGCATTGTCCGCCGTTGCTACGTTAAAGGAATCGTCGCCCTCACTGCCGTCGCGGGAATCCTTGGTCAGAACGAGCTGCTCATTGCCGACGGTGAACCTCTTTACCTTCTTGGTCGGACTTACGACATGGAAGCCCTGCGTGAGAACCTCGTCCTGTACGCCGCCGTTCATGCTGTAAACAACACCGACGTAGCCGGTCGGGATTCGTTCCGTACACGCGAAAGCTCCGATACCGCCGAACACCAAAGCGGCCGCCAGAACAACGCCGCCTACTGCACCCTTACTCATGTTTGTTTTCTCCTTCGTTTTTGTTATTTTCGTCCTCATCGGACATTTCCTTTATCGCATCGCCGAAGATGCTTGTCAGAACACTGCCGAGCTTCTTAAACATAAAAGCGCAGCAGGCCCATATAAACACCCCGACGATGATACAAAGCGCGTAGAATACTGGATTCAAGTTGTTTCTCCTTTTGATATTTCCGCATGACATTAGAATGGGCAGGATTTAAGCTCATTCATCCTGTTCCTCCTCTCCGAGATCTTTTCTTATCGCCTTTACCGCCGCCTCCCACTGTTTCATAGTCAGCAGTTCCGCTTTATCTTCCTTCACGCTAATGCGGCACTTTTCTTTTTCCGCAATGCCTTTCAGCAGCCGGTTTACTTCCCTCTGCACCATGTCGCTCTCTCCGATTAAGCATTTCGGTTCCGGCTGCATTTTCGGATTGATGTAACGCATCAGCCTGTAATGCACGCGCAGCACATAATCACATATGCCATAAAACAGCTTCATGGTCTCCGCGTCCTCTTCCGGTACACCGTAGCAGTAAGCGTACTTGCACGCGATTTTGATTGCGTCTGCCGTTGTCAGCCCTTCGCGCACGCTGATCCCGCACACTTCTTCATTCATTCGTTTTCCTCCCTTCGTATCGCCTCGTTGATAGCAGCGTCTGTTACTTCGTTGCCGTGGAAGCCTCCGTAGTAGTAGATTTTTTCGAGTTCCTCGGTTGTGGTGGCTGGGTCGATGAGCCGGATGGCTTGGTCAAGGGTCATTGGTTGTCCTCCGTCAAATAAACATTTCGCGAGGTACTTCCGGAATTAGCATCCAAGCGTAAATGGATTCCGGCAAAGTCATACCTTTAATACCCCATTTGTATCCATCCCTAAAGCCAATAACACATCCGTATTCGTGACAGAGAAGAACATCTACACCCATAGGAGGTAACTGCTCAGTCAAAGGAATCCATCTCTGGGTTGGCACAACGTCTGCGGCAGGCGCAGCGTTAATCGCTTCTTCGATTTCTTCCCACTCGCTCTGGAACAGTTCGATAGGGGCATTTTCTACCGCGTTAATCGCGGCCTCTTTCGTGATGTATTCAGCCATCAACTGCACCTCCGTCCATCTTCGCGCCACAGTTGGGGCAATACGGCTTGCGATAAGTTCGTTCTCTGCCACTTTCGCAGATAGCAACAACTTCGTCGCAGTTTGTACAATACCAATCACCGTCCGCATCTCGCTCCCACCGCCCATGCACCACCGGCCAACATCGGCGGCGGGCGGCGAGGCAACAATCTCCATTGCCATGGCACCGTCGGAACCGTCCACCCATTTCGCCGCCATCACCGCTCTTATGGCAGTATCCCGCTTAATGTATCCACCCATTTTCGCACCCCTTTCCCAAATGAGTTGCACTTTTCTGCTTCTCAAAGTAAAACTCAATCGGCTTTTCATTCTCGATCACATTCCCGTAAACTACGCCAACCTTATAGATGTAATTTTCGCGCAGCTTTCTCGGAATTTCCGCGATGTAGCGCCGGAATGTTTCCAGCGTATGGGCTCGCTTGTAATGATTGCACATTCGACAGGACGGCATGAGATTCGAAATATCATCTGTCCCCGCATCTTCAATTCCCCATGCCCTCAGTGGGAGAAAATGATCTACTTGCATATCTTTGTATGCAATCTCTCTGCCGCAATAAGCACAGTGCCCGTCGTATTTGCGGTATACTTCTTCGCGGATTTTCTTACTTATCGCCATCGTTTTTCTCCCATTTCTCAACATAGCACCAACTCTGGGGCGGGCGCTTGATGTCATATGGCGCTGTGCCGAATCTCGTATTGCGTAATCCGGCAAACTCGCTCAGTTCCCGCGGCTGGTCATAAATGCGCAGGCCGACGATATGCCAGCCGTAGCCGGTTCCCTTTAGGTAGTTCGCAATTTCTTCCCGTGTCATGCAGGCTTGCTTTTCTACGTCATCCGGTGCATGGTTGAGGGGCGCAAGCTCATAAATCCGGTCACAGGTGAACTCGCCAATGACCTTGCCGTTTCCTTTATTTGCACCTTTTGGGTTCTCTAAGTGAGCAGACACCGCCATAAGCGAGTATTCTTCTCTTGTTGGAGCGTCCAAAACCCAGAGCGCATCATACCCAGCCTTTTTCACTGTGCAGTAGATGTAGCACTTAAACGGCGTTTCCAGTTTCGGCTTGGTCTTTCTGACTTCAATGGTCTTTTCACCGCAGGCAATCTTCTCACACCACTTCGGGCGAATGCTTAACATCACAGATTTCATTCTGTTCCTCCCATCCCTCTTGTTACAAAACATAATCTACTGCTTCCTGACGATTGATGAAAAAATGAATACCCGGCGCACATTCTTTCCAACGGTTTTCATTGTATTTAGGTTCTTCCGCAATTTCGCCTACGCGGTAAACAAAATTGCGGTCATATCCACTTGCGACCTCCGTTAATTCAGAGGGCGAACCATCTAATTCTTGAATCTCTATCACTTTCGCTTTATCGCATCGACACTTTCTCCCCGTTGCGGAACTTCGCCGAGCATCCTCTGGAATCTCCAACTTGACAATGTATCCGTTTGCCTTTTTCCATGCGACAAAAGTTCCTGCATCTGGACAAGTCATCGGAACAAAAGGTATATTGTCTGCTCCGCACAGGTTTGCTCCGCACAAGTTTGCTCCGTACAGGTATGCTCCGCGCAGGTTTGCTTCGCGCAGGTTTGCTTCGTACAGGTCTGCTCCGCACAGGTTTGCTTCGAACAGGTTTGCTCTCATCTTTTCCCAACCAACCATATCCTTCATAAGCCAATGTTTATGATTTCTCAAAATTTCATTTAATTCTGCTTCCGTGTACGTTTTCATTACATACCCCAATCTTCGCCATTTGTTTCACTCGCCAAATCTCCGTTTCGTAACTGCGATTGGAAACTCTTCGATTTCACTTGCCCAAATGGTTTCGCCACCGAATTCATTCCAAATCAGCGGAAAACCTCCGACTCCATCGAACAGGCTTGCCATCGTTGCCGGTCGGCCGAACTGTTTATACAGTCTGCTAAGTACCCATCGCCAGGGCGGCAGTGCGATAGAATTTCCCATCGCTTTGTAGCGCCCTGTGTTTGCACTTTTTTTATGCAACTTATCATTCGAATCCGTCCATGTTCCGATATCCGTCCAGTTATCCGGAAATCCCTGCAGCCTTTCATATTCAAGTGGCGTCAGTCGTCGAATGAATTTATCCCTGTCGGGCTTTACTTCCATCACCGCCATTGGATCGTGCATGCAGTTCAATGTCCGGCACACATCTGGCGTGAGATGTGTCGCACTGGCTGCCTGTCCATTTCCTACACAAACCGGCCGGAACAAAAGCGGGATTTGGTTTCCGCCTGTTCCCATGCGGGCTTGGAGTGTCGGCACATGCTGACCGCATTCTCTGATGACATCACAGGCGTGCGTCATATCAAGGATTATGCAGTCCTCGACTGGATCTCCAACGCTAACCGCAGATACTCCGGAAGCTCCTTCTTGTTTCGTTCTGCTCTCTTCAGAATTCCCTGACACGCCTTCGCGCTCAAAAAGTACCTCGGGAGCGGATTCTCCTCCAAAATCTGCGACAAGTGCGATTCTACGACGACTCTGGGGGACTCCCCAAAACTGTGCGTTGAGTACGCGCCAAGCGATGCTCCATCCGTCTCCCATGACGCATCCGGCAGTTCTCCATTTACCCTTCGGAGGTTCAGGAATAACGGCGTCATGTTCGACGACCCTCGCGATTTCTTCGAGGACTCGGCGGAAATCTTCTCCTTTGTGGCTACTGAAGGCTCCGACGACGTTTTCCCATACCATGTATCGAGGACTTGCTGCCCCTGAAGTTGCTTCACTATGTTCCCTCATTTCTCTTACAAGTCGTGTCTGTTCGAAGAAAAGAACTGATCGTTTCCCCTCAAATCCCGCTTTAGATCCTGCGATACTAACATCTTGGCAAGGACTGCCTCCGATGACGCAATCGACAGCCGGAACTTTCCGGCCATTTATCTTTGTAATGTCTCCCAGATGTTTCGTAAACTCGTTCTCCTCTCAAACTTGACTTTGGTTGTACAATTCTTTTGCTCTTGCCTGAACCATATCCCAGATTTTGCAGTCTGGGATGTTTGTGTTCAGGTATTTTTCTATCCGCTCAGGCTCCAGTTCGTGCTGGTGAGCGGCCATAAATGTTCCATGAATACGACCGGCCGGCTTATTACAGTAACTCCACTCGTCGAATTTTCCGCTGTAACGAAAATCCAAGATGTTCAGCGTGTCACCGACGATTAAGATCGTTACCTTTGGACTTAGGCTGAAGCTGGCGCACAGGATACGGTCTTCAAAGGTTTCTGCATTGCCGTATCGGAATGTCCACTTCTGCGATTGACCGCCGCCGACCATATCATGACCCTTGCAGTTCGGTTCGTTCCCATCCCACATATTCTGGGTGAAATTCGGAAACGATGGGAAAATCTCGCCGCTCATACACCGTAACCCCAAACGTAGAGGAACATCGGAATGAGCATCACTGCGCCGAAGAGCATCCCTGCGGCGATATCGCCCAGTCGGTTTAACGTTTGTCTTCTCATGATTAACCTCCGAATCTGTTATTACGGAACTCAATGCTGAACTCGAGCCGCTTTACATGCTGTTCGAGCTGATTCCATTCCTCTTCATAGCGAACCATTCTCAACTTGATTGGCCGCGGCTGACGAGAGGCATCCTCACAGAGCCCCATAAACTGCATCATCAGGAATTCTTTCGGCGCGGCTGTCTGCTGACGGCTGACCAACGCATTCCCGATGTACTGCTCAATGATGACGCTGTAGGTTTCTCCGAGATCAAAAAACATGGGTTAATCCTCGGCAGGACGGTTCAGCCAATCGACGCAATCAGCAACCAAATCCTTTCTTTCTGCGGTGGCGTAAGCGAAAATGTGATCAACAGCATCGCTGCACTCGTTTGTTAAGAACTCTGCCATCTCCCGAGCCGTCATCCTGCGGATACGGTCGATGTTGCGCTCCGGCAGGCTGCGGATGACTTTGATTTCATCCCAGCCCTCATCGATTCTCGGCTCACACAGCTCCAGATTCATGCGCTTGATGACTTCTTCCGGAACCGGCGTGCCGCGGTCGGTATTCTGGGACAGCGCCTGTTCCAATGGGATTGCAAAATAAATGCAAACCTTGCGGCCGGCCAATCTCTTAATCTCATTCAGAAGATCGGCGCGGCGCGTATGACGCAGATTCGTTGCATCGTAAACAACATCGTTGCCAGCGGAAAGCGTTTCCTTTGTGCGCTCATGCAGGATATCGAATACCTGTTTGTGCATCTTCTTGTCTCCGCCGTCTGCTCCGATCTCAGCGCGGATATCGTCACTGGAAAGTACGGTTGCATTCGGAATCTGGCGGGCGTAGGTGGTTTTGCCGGAACCCGGCACGCCGACCATCATGTAGAACGTGGGTTTCTTCTCTGCCATTTTTATCGCTCCTTTGTTAACTGTTCATTGATTTTGTTGATTGCTTCCGCCAACTCATTGAGTTTATCCTGAATTACAGTCAGCGGTGTAGGCGTTGAATACGGATCAAGTGCCACTGCCTTGATTTCGTCCCTGCGAAACTTATGACAGCCTATCCGTGTAAAGATTGAGGCCGGTGATTCGGGCTTTGGGATGTTTACAATTTTGGTTTTGCCTTTGTCAGACGCCGGAGTGAGAATCTTGATGACAAACTGAGTTATAAGAGAATTATTGTCTACTATTACAATGTAGCCGGTTTGTCCAGTCGCTAATTCGACGTACTCACCTTTGTGAAAGTCCACTTTAGTTGTCCTCCTCTTCTTCGGAATCTACCCAATCAATCGGCTGCTCTTCTTCAAACATGACCTGTGTGAGCTTCGAAACGGTGCCAGTAACCTTGAATTCAATGCTGCTGTTCTCTGGATTAACCCACTGAGAGAACATATTTTTTTCATTTTGTTGACGAATTTCTTGGATGTTTGTGATCAGTTCCAGCTTCGGATCGTAAATCGTGCACAATTCCACTCCGTCAACAATAATTTTCATTGTGTTTTCGTGCTCATTTGTTTCAAATTCAGATTTCAAGATTCTTTCTCCTCTCGAAGTGCCGGGTCAACCAGTGAACAGGTTACATCCACGTTGAGCGTCTTTACTTCTCTGGTGCGATATTTTTCACCAAGACCAAAGACTTCGCTTTTTAGTGTTTTATCAGCGAACCGAACCAATCCAATGCGGCCATTGGGTTCAATCATAACGTACCAGTCGTAATACTCATCCGAGCGTACCTTTTTGTAATAGCGGATGATTCGTTTTGATTGCTTATCTTCTATTACGAACGCTTCATATGCCGAGATATACGGCGATTCAGTTCTTGCTACAGGGGCTTCTGTTATTTCAATCATAATTACACCTCAAATTACACTTACTGCGGTTGCCGCCAGCAGGAATAAGACCAGAATGGCGGCAGCCAGATATACGCTTTTACTCATGGGATCAGCCCTTCCAAATCATTGGGGAACCATCATCGTTGACAAGAAGTGTGAGCGTTCCGCGATTGTACATACCGTTAGATTGCGTATACATCACACGGTTTGCAGCGTTATACACGATGTCATAATAGGGATAGGAGGCGATTGTTACAAAATGCGCCTGCAAACTGGTTGGATTCTCAATCGGCTGTGAACCGCAGGCGGTCAGTCCGAGCGCCATCATTACGGCGATTAAGCCACCGAGAAAATATTTCCATTTCAAGATTGTTTTGACCTCACTTTACGAGATAAACCTTGTGATACTGAACGCCGAGATTGCTCGCTTCGGACTTGCTGCCGACTGCAATATCCAAGATCGAACCCTTGATAGCCGACCCTGTGTCAGCGCAGTAGAAGATGCCATCGTAGCCTTCAATGCGAATCTTGGAACCAAGAGGAATCACTCGCGGATCAACTGCAACCGTGTACCACGGCGTTACCGGCGTACCGAGAGCGGTGATATTGCCGCCTTCATCAGCTGCTCCTGTGTAGTAGGTGCACTTAAAGGTTCCCAAAAGCCGACCCTTGGGGTTTTCCTCGGCCTTTTTCTTTTCCTCAGCAACCGCTGCGTTGTACTGTTTGGTCAGGTCGATGACGGTTTCGTTATGCTCATTCCACATCTGTTTTGCGTACCAGATAGTGTAATGATGCTCTTCTGCGCCGAGTGCGCGGGCATTTTCTGCGAGCTGATGCGCTGCATTGCGCTGCTGGAGCGCCTTATCAAGATCCTTCTTGATATCTGCCGAGCTTACTGCTCCGGCGCTTACGGTAAGTACGGTGGTTAAACAGGCGGCTGCGGCCGCCGCTCGTCGAAGTGCGTGCTTGTTCATATTCAGTCTCCTTTACATATTCTTGAGCTCGTTATAAAGCTCGGTTCTTGGGTTGTATGGTACATATTCATAAGTCATTGCTGACTTAATGGCTTGGATTTGTGCCTTTGCTTTGGCTCGTTCCTGCACAAGTTCGGCCAGCTTCTTATAAATTTTGTAGCCGCGGTGTGCAGGAAGTTTCGGGTTGTTGCCGGCAAAGTGATACAGGTCAAGCATCTGCAATTCGTAGTCTTTCACTTTGATAGAAAGGTCGTCGATAACCTTTTGCAGGATATCGCTCTGGGAAACTGCTGCATTTACCGTCGGTACAAGCTGCTGTCTGACTTTCTCATCTACTGGCTCGATACGACAGTTTTTGAATTCGCCGCGGGCATTTACTCGGAGAAAATTCTTAGCCGCCGTGTGCGTGAATGCTTTTGCTTTAGCCGGATCGAACACAAATGTCGGTCTTGCTTTACTGTCAATAGCGACATATCGCTTTTTCTTTGAATGGTATAGGACATATTCTTTTTCTAACACTGCTTCACCGACTTTCTTTTTTTGCTCTGGCGGAGGAGCCGGGACTCGAACCCAGACCGACGCAGGGTGTCACCTGCTCAGGGGTTAGAACCCTGCGTGCTGACCGTTACACCACTCCTCTATGTGCTGCTCTCGACCGGAGTCGAACCGGTATCTCCCTGCTCTGCCTTGAGCTACGAGAGCAGATCACCCGCTGACGGGGCGGGCAACCCGATATAAAATTGTTGACGTCTGGGCAACGTCGTGCCCCGCGCGGCTTGGAAACCTTGGTTGGGAGTTCCTCCAATTTGAATTATTTTGTCCTGCGCGGCGGACGTGGTCACCCATCCGAGGTTTGAACTCGGAACTTATCGGTTAAAGGCCGATTACTCTGCCAGTTGAGTTAATGGGTGGTTTGGAGGCGTTGCCGCCTCCCAGCATTGAAAGGAGTTGCCGACTTGCGTCGGTGGTGGAGGACTTGGGATTCGAACCCGTGGTGATCAACCACACAGCATGCCGCTGCTCTGACATCCTTCTCAGTTCGTCCTCCATATTGGTACCGGCGTTCGGATTCGAACCGAAATCATCCAATAATCTGTTGGCAAGACGGGGTATAAGTCCGTTGTTTTACCGTTAAACTACGCCGGCATTTTGCGGCGCATTCCACGCCACCGTCCGTCTTTCCGGATTGTCGGAGAGTTAAACAATGACCCCTTTCGGGGTGGAGCGCCTGACGGGGATCGAACCCGCACTCTCAGCTTGGGAAGCTGATTTGCTGCCATTACAACACAAGCGCATATTTTGCGGGGCTTTCGCCCCGCGAGGTTATGCCGCGGACGAATCATCGATAAAGTCGTGCCACATTCTCAGAGCCTTTACCAGTCGGCGGTCAACCGACCGCTTTGTGATTCCGAGGATTTGACCAATTTCTTCAGAGCGATAGCCGACTTTTCGGTAATCGACTACAACTTTCAGATCACTTGGAAGCCGAGCGAGGAAGTCCAGCAGGTCAATGCAGAGGACGTCATCCGGCGAATTCATCGGGCGGCGATTTCTATCGGAACATTTGATCGCGTTATCCGTAGCTTTATTGTGCTTATTGATGGTTCTGGTGTAGGGAACCATCTCCGCCATGATGCAGGAAATTGCATAATGGGAAAATGTACAATCCTTATTCTGGTCGTATGTCACGGCCGCTCGCCACAATCCGCATTTCGTCGCCTGCTCCACATCCTCGTTGTAGAGCAAGGTCGGGTAATATTTGCGGATAACGAAATATCTGATCTTGTCATGCTGCTCAAACAAGAGCAGCGCTTTTTGATATTGGCTTTCATCAATCATCTGCAATCCCTCCGATTCTGGTTTTCTCGCAAGGGACTTATACTCATTCTTCCTTTTGCACTGCTATGCAATACTCATTCTTCCTTTTAGTGTCCGTCGGTCATGTGTTTTCCCTTACACTATCTACTATACAAAAATCGCGATTTTGGGACGCGAATTTTGAAAGTTTTTTCAGTTTGTATGATTGCACAACAAAAGGACGGCTAATGTTAGCCGTCCTTATCTATATTGCACATATTATTTTAGTTTTTGAAGCCTGTTAAACTCTTGAATCAGCGATAAAAAACGATTTTCATTGGTGACGATTCCGCTCCAATTTCGGCATTGCTCAAAGAACCATGCTTTTTTGCTAAGCTCTCCTATAATCTCACCGGATATTTTCTCATACTGCTCTATTTTGAGGAACAGATAAGACTTCGCCAGAAATTGCGGCACGAGAGAATGCGGCGCTTCAAACTTCTGATAGCGATCCAGTCGATAAACAAGATTTTGAATGGCCGCTGCGGTGACTGGTCGGGAAGAATTGAGTTGAATTAACCGCCCTTTCTCCAGAGGAACAAATCGGAAAATGAAAGGCTCCACCTCTTTAATCACGCGAGATTTTGTTTTTACCTGCATTCTGTCCTCGTCCATATCGTCCGTCGTTAATTCCGCGATTTCATCAGCGGACAAACCCAAAGCGAACATAGCCAAGGCGAGAGCCTTTTTATTATTCCTGCCGGAACGGAATGGGATTGAGGCGAGCACATTGCTCATCTCTTCAAATGAATCAAAGAACTGTTCTGACCATGCTCCAGCCGGTTGGCCGACTGTTTCATCGATTGTATTCAGCGTGCTTGGAACGTTGTGCTTCTGAAGAAATTCCGCATACTTTCGCACGTCATACCGCACGTTACTCGCAGTTTCCGGTCTATCCCAGACGGAGTTTTTCAGAAGTTGATTCCACTCCGTTCCAGAAAACTCTTCAACCGATTTGCCGGTTGCAAGTTCTATCGGTTTAGATCGGTCAAATATTCTTTTGATTTTGATATAGTCTTCGCGCTCTAACGACTGCATATACGCTTCTCTCAATGGCTTGTAATCGCTTTTACCGTCCATACTGCAATTCCTCGCATTCATACTGATACGGCTATTATAACACAAATACGAGGAATTTAACAAGGCTATCAGTAGTCTTCGTCTTCTCCGACGCCGACCGTGAAATAATACGGAGACTGTCCTGCTACGCGAAAACTGAGAAAGAAAATGTCCGGCTCGGTTTCTTTTGCAACCGCCCAGAGCAGATCACCTTCGATGAAGACCTGGCCTGTCATCACAGCTGCTAAGTGCACACCGTTTTCCAGTGGCTCGACCGAATCGCAGATCATTTCAATCGCGGCTGTATCGTTTTTGTGATGGGAAAGCTCCATCTCGAGGCTGATGAAGTTCCCTTCTTGGAGAAAATGATTCAAACTTCTCCAGTCATCAAAGAAAATTGTGGTCATGACTGCTCCTCCATTTTATCGAACAAGTGTTCGTATTTTTCGATATGTTTATAATACCATTTTTACCTTGTCTATGCAATGGTAAGTTTTTCATGCAAAAGAAAGAAGTCCCAATATAGGGACTTCTCACTTCTGCTTCGTTTTTTTTACTTTCGCTTTTCTGCGGCTTCTCTGGCCAGACGTTCTGCCCGGTAAGCGGCGCGGCGCTGACGGATTTCATCGTCAAGTTTTTTGCGCTCATCGCTGTTCAAGTAGGCTTCCTGCTTTCGCGCAGCCTCCTCTTCCTTGCGTTTCTTCTCCTTGTCTTCTTTTACGCGAGGATCGATGGATTCATCAATCGGGTTATAAGGTTCAATATCGTATTCCGGATAATGCCATCCTCTGCCCGTTACGTCATCGCGGTGATAGGCACGATGCACTAGTTTATAATTAAATTCAATTCCGAGCTGCTCGCACTTCCACTCGAAATATTCAATCTGCAATCCGTGGATACTGGTGTTCCAATACCCTGCGAGACGCTTCCAGTTTGTTTTGAATCCTTTATTAGCGATACGATATCTGGGCCAGTCCTCATCCGGATATTCAATGGCTTTCGCTCTGATGTCCAGATATTTCTCGAACAAAGCCATACTCTCCGGCGTGGCCTGATCTGGTCTGTTAGCCTGTTCAGCCCGCTGGCGTGCATCCGCTGTAAACAAAGCACCCAAACCAAGAATCAATTTGAAACCGGGTAACATTGCAATTCCTCCTTATCCGCATAATCCTCGATAAATTCCTGAGATAACTGCCGCAATAATCAGCCAGATATATACCGAATAGCCATCACCAAACAAAAGATACGCTATTTTTTCGGACAGCGAAGTTTTCACCTGTGCACTGCAGAATTTGTGCCCAATCATAAAAGCAATAATATCACAGGCATTATCACATTCCTCTTTTGTGATAACGCCTGCATCACGCAGATTTTGAAAATCTTGCATACTACAATGCTCCCAATTTACCTCTGGTGCATCCTCGAACAACAGCTCGAGTGCTCTACGACAATCAAACTCATCGCCGAGGTCGATGCTGTTGCGACCCTCTTCCGTTAAGTAATACCAACGCTCCTCTGCCGAACCTCTCTTCGGTGCTTTCTTATTCATAAAAATTATCTCCTTATCGTAAATCTGTCACTATCGTAATTATTTTAGCTCACATACATACACTGAAGCACTACAAGTGCAATGAACACCCAAAGGTAAATCGACCACGGGCCTCCGAACAGCACAACAAGAATCTTTTCGGAAAGCGGCGTTTCCGGGAAATGAAGTGTCTGCGAAAGCATTCTGGCTCCAATGCTGAGAGCCAGATCGCACTCTTCCTCGGTGATCACTCCTTTGTCACGAAGCTCCTTAAAATCGTTTGCGCTGCAATCCCACCAATTTACGTCAGGCGCATCCTCAAACAGAAGCTCCAACGCCCGACGCCAGTCGAATTCCTTATAGCTGTCGAAATCTTTAAGCCCCTCTTTCGTAAGATAATAGCGGCGCTCTTCCTCAGAACCACGCTCTGGCACTCGCTTTTTAGCCATCGTTTTCACTTCTCCTCATTCTCTGTAATGTCTTTGATATCGTCCAGTGTGAAGCCGTAGTCGAGGTTCTCGTACAGCTTGTTTTTCTTCTCTTCGTCCAGACCGATGTAACGAAGCGTCACGCCGCTGTTTGTATGATTGAACATGGCCTGCAGGTACGCCAGAATCTCCGGCGACTGCTGATTATCCATGAACAGGTGGTAGCCAAACGTTTTTCTCATGCTATGCGTGCCGAGCTTGTACGGCAAATTCAAATCCTTTCCGGCGTTGCGGAGGATTCGGCCAAACGAGTGGCGGCTAATGCTTTCGTTCTCTCCCTTCTGGCTGAGGAACAGCTGCGTTTCTTCCGTGTGGTTCGGGATGGATGCGACCAGTTCACGGTAGCACTTCATGGCGAGGTCATTCAGAACGACCGTGCGGTACTTGCCGGTTTTCTGTTCCTTGAGGTGATATCGGCCGTCCGCTGTAATATCGCCGACCTTGGTTTTGCAAAGGTCAACGCCACGGAGACCGACGCTGCAGCCAATGAGAAACATCAGTGCATTTCGAAGCTGATGCTTGTCGTAGAAATACTGTGCAATCTTGAGGATGTCCTCTTTGTTGCGGATGGGATCGACCGTGCCGTTCGCGCCTACCGTTGTACGGCGTTTGACCGAGGCTTCTGCTTTGGCGGCTTTCTTCTGCGCCTGCTCTGCCTTCTGACGGCGTTCCATTTCGTCAGCCAGAGCGGAGGCAAGGAGCTTGTAGTCAATCGCTGCATATCTCGTCATGTTCTGCAACGGCTCTACGTTCTCATCCTGATAAAGTTTAATTACTTCCGCTGCCATATTGTGTAATCTCCTTTCATTTTAGCACATCTGCACAAAAATGCAACATATGATTTCAATTAGTTGTCAATTGCGCTCTGAATGCTCTCGACGCATTCGGTCAGGCTCTCGGATGCAGAATCGAGAAAGTCGATGACCTCGGAAAGCGCTTCGCCCTTCTCGCTGTCCTGCAGGTTCTCCGGCATGTTATCGAACTTCTCTTCCTCACCGTCCTTGATCTCATCCAGTTCCTCGTGGATGGTTTCGATACGGCTGATCAGGTCGCTGAGCTGCTTGCGGTTCATCTTGTTCATGTGTCATTCTCCTTATGCTGTTCTGTTATTCTTGCATGCATCATACAATGCTGTCAGTAAGTAATCTCGTTCCTCTGCTGCAGGACATGTTCTTGCTGTGAAGCTATTCAGCGCCGACTGGATTTGCTCTACGCTGATGTTAGCCAAGTGCTGGCTGAGAGCGTAACCGCTTGTCAGTGTGTTATCAACGCGAACGTGCTGGCTTGGTGTTGCTACGAGTTCATAGAGCAGACTGGTTGTCCGCTTCACTAAGGCTTCGTCAAAACTTCTGCAAAGAATTTCCTTTGCATTCTGGTTCATAACGCCGCTGACCAGAGCCGGGACTTTCGTTTCGCTCTCTACCCTTTCAGTCTGATTAGACTTAGTCTGATTATACTTAGTCTGATTAGGGTTCGATTTCCAAACTTCTGGGGTTTGAAAATCAAACTTCTTGGGTTTGATAATCGAACTGGTCTCAAAATCGAACTGGTCTGAACCGGTTTGATTTTCGAACTGGTCTGTGGATAAAGTAGTTTCAGAATCGAACTGGTCTGTGGATAAACCGGTTTGATTTCCGACCGGTTTGATTTCCGAACTGGTATCAGAACCGAACTGGTCTGTGGATGAGCTTGTGGATAAAGTGGTTCGATTTTCGAACTGGTCGAGCAAGGCCGGGTCGAGAACATAGATGCGATTCGGCTTGCCGAGCCCTTGTTTTGCTCTGCGAATGAGACCCCAATCTTCGAGCGTATCCATCAGCTTGACTGCTTTTGCCTTTGCACAGCCAATGCTTTCCATCACCGAGTCAATTGAAAAATAGACATACGGCGTGCCGTTTTCATCTCTCCATTTATTCGCGATAGAGAGGTTGAACCGGTCTACGATTAAGGCGTACAGGAGCTTGGCGTCAGCGGAAAGTGATTTGAAACAGGGCAGCTTGACCAGTGCTGCCGGAAAGCGAATGAACGGAAAGTCGCTCACTCGATTGGTATTTTCTTTCATTTTCTTTGTCCTCCGAGTTTTTTCCCTATACTATCTACTATACGTCTGACCCGAAAAAAGGACGCGGAAACCTTTTAATAATTTGTGAACAATTTATTTGGCAAATAACCACGGCTTTTCACTTCTAACCTGCTGATACGAGTAACTATTTACGCTCTTTAAGCCGAGCGAAACCGCCAGTCCGCAATTGACCGCTTCCATTTCATCGTAGCTGCAGCAGCCGATTCGTTCCATCAGACGGCTCACATCGACCGTCACAACCTGCTCACAGAGAGCGATAGACGGAACGTAACCGCGAACTCGAATGTGGGTCGGAAGCGGACGGTGCTTCTGCGATGTGGTCAGATACACGATCTCAACCACACCGGAAGCGCGATTGTTGGCATCATTGGAAACAATGATGGCCGGTCGGGTTTTCTTCTGCTCAAAGCCGACTGCGTTATCGTCGTTCTTGATGTAAAAAATGTCGCCGCGGCGAATGTCTCTGTAATTCATAAATATTCTCCTTATCGATAAATGTTGCTCTTAATGATCTGCATACGGTGCTTTTCCTTATTTGCGTCCTCGGTGATGACAATGATTTCATCGGGATGGATGCTGGCCGAACCAAGGTAAACGCCGTCTTCCTTGAGGTCTCTAATCCTCTGGTCGATAAACACGATGCGCTTTTCTTCCGTCGGGAAGAGATAAGTGGCATTGTCGCCGTCATCGTAGGCAAAAGTGGCTGCGAAGCTCGGGTTCTCTTCGTCGAGGAGCTCTTCTCGAGTCATGCCGTCGATGATATCGCGGTCACACTTCGGACACGGAGCAAAACAATGGTCGCCGATGATTTCCTCATGAATGAGCTTGTTCTCAAACCAGATTCCGCAGTTATCACAATGAGTGAGGTCATCGTTATCCCACATATTATCAAAACAAGTGTCGCAGACAATCCTTTCATGCTTCGTGTCGTCGTTGATGGTGCGCGGCTCGGGAAGCTCGCAATCGTCAAGCGTGAATGGATTGCCGCATTCGGTGCATTTGAAGATCTTTTTCATGTCATTTCCTCCTTATTTCACTTCGGTTTCGGTGATTTCCCACACGGCTTTTGCATAATTGCAGGGACTGCAATAAAAAGAGTAACAGACATACACCTGGTTGGGATCGTCGGTCAGGGACTCGGTTTCGTCCTCGTCCCACTCGATTTCCTCCTCATCCAGAACACCGCTGCGCTTCACACTGTCGTGCATAATGCTGTTCAGTGTGTGCAGATTCTCACTGGCGGCGATTACTTCACCGCCGGAATTGTCTTCATTATCGTACCAGTGGCGCAGAACATAGATTTTTTTCATTTTGATTCATCCAATCGGTCGGATTTGTTGTTTTCGTTCGGTCGTTTTAGTGCTCGTTGAACACAACCTGCTCGCCGCGCTTCAGCGTCCAGCAGCCGGTGTCAGTCATTGCACACTCGGCACAGTTGCCGTTGCACGGCTTTGCATCTGCTCTTGCGGTTGTCGTGCCATCCCTGAAGCGAACGTGTGCTTCGGGTAAAGAAAAAGGATTGACCATTTCGAGGTCAACCCAGCCGGAGAGAATGAGATGTAAATTGTCGGGAATATGCTTGCCGTCACTCAGGACAGCGTTTACAAAATCATATCGCTTGGTGAAGCACAGGATTTCGCAATGCCGATTGCGCTCGGCGATACCGATCATGCGGAGCAGATAATCCTTGCTCGGAATGTCGCCGCTGACGTGAAACCGGAAGTACCGGTTAAGCATTACGGTTGCCTCTACTTCACGCCAGAATGTCTCAGGATTGCTCTGGAGCACCTCGAGGTTATGCTGATAAGCGTTTCTGACGGTCGGTCTCAGACGCTCCAGCTTGGCTGCGTAGCACTTCTCTTTGCACTTGCAGTCGCGGCAGGTCTTAATGGCCGGCAGACTGACGGACGGGATTGCTCCCATCTTGGAATTACCCGGGCTGATCTTAATATTGGTATTGATAGTCATGATGTATACACTCCTTATTTACTGCTGGTTGATTACTTCATGGAATGCTGCGGATGCGGCATCGTTCCACGCCATGCCGTTGTCTTCCTTCTCGCGTTTGAGGTATGCCATACGGTTCATGGTGTCAATCGAAATATCGCGGATATGGTCATAGAGCAGATCGTCTTCGACCTCGATAGTATTTTTTGATATCTTCAATATCATTTTCGTGCTGGATGGTTTCGAAAATCTTCGATGTTACAGGTTTTTTCAATGTTACAGGCGAAATATCCCATTGAAACTTGTGACCGAAACTCGAGATGGAATTATCAGTCAAAGACACCTCGTCCTCGAATTCGTCGTCCGAGCCGAAGAATGTCTCATGATCGTCTATATTAGAACCGGAGATGATATCGTCAATCTCCTGCTTGATAAATTCCTTTGCTTCCTTGTAAGTAAGAAAAATACCTTCGGTGCCAAAATATCGTTCTCCGCAGTCGTAATAACTGCGGAGCTGAGATACTGCGAATACAATCATAACGATTCCTCCTTATCTTGCGATTGCGGTATTGTGAAGACGCTGGTCGGGTTTGAAAGAACGTCCGTGCTCAACGCCCTGATCACGGTACTTATTCGCCCAGGCACCGGCGGTTCTTGCATGGGAAGTGCTCGTTTTCATGCTGAGATTGCCATAGGCGTCCTGCACATCCTTCGGCGTCATCATGACCAGCCCCCACTCCTGATGCTCGGCGTCCTGCTTCTGGTATTCCTGATCGAGACCGGCAACGAAGCCGTCGCCGTAAGCGTTGCAGGCAAGGCGGATATCGGTTGCGCTGTAACCCTGCCACTTTCTCGTGTGATGAATGGTGCGCTGTTCCCTCTTGACGCAGTCGATTGCGTAGCGGAGGATGCGCTCGGCGATTTCAATATCGCTTTCAAGACCCATCAAAATAATCGTGAGTGCCTTGCTGCGCGGCGGCTTGCGGCAGTAATTCTTACAGCAATAGTGCTTTGCGATAACGTCGCTCAGCTTGTAAATCCAAAAGTCGGTCATGGTCGTACACTTGATATCGGCAAGAACCTTGGTCACAACCTTTTCTTTTTTGCCGGTACACTCTTCCGGGCGGAGCTTGTGCTGAACCATGAGAGCACGAGCCTTGAGAAGCGCGGCTTTCGCTTCGTTTTCGTTCGGAGATTCAGCGAGTGCGAGGAGCTTTGCGATTCTTTCCTTGATGTTGTTATTCATGATGTATACCTCCTGTTTGGATATAAAAAGCAGGAGCTGCTGGCTCCTGCTTGTGTCATTATTTTATACGGATTCATTTTTAATAGGTCGTTCTTCCGATACATAAACCGGAATCACTTGCAGCGTATTTCTTCCAGAGCTTTTTGAAAAGTCTTACGACACCGTCAAACTCGTCCTTTTCCTTAGCAATATCTGCAAGGTCATATGCGCTTGCTTCATCTGGAACTGACCAAATCCACGTCATGTATGCAGTTTCATCGTTCATGCACATTACGAGATGGTGCATTGCAGTCAGAGTGTCGTAGCGTTCCTTTTCTGCCGGCGTGAGATTGAGCTCTTCCTGAGCTTTCTGTAATGCAATGTAATTCATAATTACCTCCTAAATCATCGTTTCATTAAAACAACTCTTGCATCTTTTTCAATTCCACATTCTTTGAATTTGATTCTTCCATAAAAATCTCTCATGTCTTTTCCATCCATATATCCAAGTTCGCAATGACCTTCCTCTCCACATTCGTTCATGCATCTATACGGAGTTGTTGAAAAACATGGACATTCTTTACAATTTTCTGGATATCTTTCCATTTCATAAGATACATTCTTTTTATATTTAATCTTCATAATTATTCCTTCTTTCCATTTTTCATTGAAACTCTTGTTTAATACGCTCTTCCCCAGTAAATATCGGGGCGTCGCGACACATTATAAATGTAAGAACCACAACGAACCAGCAAAGCATCTTCGCCGTAGTATTTCTTTTTCATCCCGATGACGCTTCCAGATTTATCAAAATTAGGAAATGCTTCAATGCCTGCCCGTCGTCCCTCTGCTACTGGAAGATATCTCACTCTTGGCATTTTGTATTTCTCCTTTCACGATTCAACGGTGATTACGAACGCCTTTTCGCCGTCGAGATCAACATCGTCCATCGTTACATCAGCGCCCAACTTTGTCAGCACGTCGCGGAGCTGCTTCTTTTGCATCTCCTTCTGCTCATCAGTTCCGCTGAATCCCCAGACTGTTTTGAAATACATTACTATGTACCTCTCCTTGAATATCAAATTCTTTGATCAAACGCTGGCGTGTACTGAAAAGCAACATCATACATCGACTCACCAGTAATCTGATCTCTGAATGTGCTGACGAACAGGTTTCGTGTGAGGCCCTCTTCTTTGAACCATTCGTCAATCACTCGCTTGGTCAGCGGAGTGAGGAACACATAGAGATCAGATTCATGATGGTACATTTCCTCTCGCGGATAACCTGCGGCTTCGAGCTTTTCCATCAAGGTCATAATGTTTCATCCTTTCAACCATTTAGTCTGCAAATCCAAGAAGATATGCAACGCCCTTGCTGTGATGCTCATCGAACCAATGCCAGATATCTTCCTTGTCGGTTCCTTTGGGCCAGATGTAGTAAGGTTCGTCAAGTTCTTCTGTCTCTGGGGCGATGGGGACATCAGCAAGATTGTCCCAAAGTTCTTCCACAACTACATCCCTAAAAGCTCTGTCACTGGGGAGCTTCGAAAACCTCAATTCGGTTACCTCTCCATCGTTTTCAGATAATACAATGTCAACGTGGAGGCTCGGGACATAGAATTTCCACGATTTTGGCGCTGGATCTACATACCACTCACACTCGCATTCGAAACCTCCGTAGTATTTTTCGAAATATTCATCTAACGTCATGTATCTTCACCTCAAATACTCGTTTTAGCGCGGAGTTCCTTCAGCTTTTCGAGATACGCCTGTTCGTCGGTTACGTTCTGGAGGTACATATCTCGTTCCCAATCTGTGGTGCTTGCGATTGCCCAGTTCTCCTCGTTCTGGATATCGTCCTCAACATCCTTGATTTCTTCATCATACAGGCAAGCCAGCCACTTGTTGACCATGGTCAGATTGGGCTCACGGTTTGTTTTCAGCATAGGTTTTACCACCTTCTATTTTTATACAAACTGGACATACCACCAGTCGGTGTAATATTTTTTCATGTCGTTACCTCTAATCTTTCCTATAAAATATCAATACTCATCTCCGTCTTCAATTAGTTCCCCACAATCGGGGCAACAAGGACATCGCTCATCTTCATCAAAAGCCAAATCAGCCATTCCCATGTTTTTTGACCATCTATATCCACAAGCAGGACATTCGTATGTGCTATTATCAATTTTAATTTTTAATGCCATAAATTTTTACTTCCTTTCTCAATCCAATGAAACACGTATTAGATGATGTCAACATACCAATAACCGGTATGCTCATCTTCTTCTCCGTTACGTTTATCTTCTTCCGGGTCGTAGTAGCCGGTAGAGAGCATCACATCTTCACCTTGTTTTCTGTACAGTTCTTCAATCCGGTCTGCCATAAGGTCAGCAAACATTTCGGTTGCACAAAGGATTTCCCCTTCGATGTCTGACCAATAAGCCGCATTCCGGTTGCCGCCCACTCCCCTACGAATGATTTCAAACCATTCCGGCATCGGGTCGTTTCCCATATCACGGAAGCAGCGTCCATTACCCCAGTCGCAAAACGCTCTCGGATTATCTTCGCTGTGGATGCATTCATCACACAAGAGAATTCGTTCACCGCAATGCTTGCAGGTTGTGCGCCAGCCGTCTTCCGGCGACCAGTCGGGCACCGTGTTTTCTCCCATGCAGTGAGGGCAAACCTCAACTGCTTCGTGGCGGTAGTCAGTCATTTTTAACACCTCTTTCTTACCAGCTGCTCACATAGTAAAGCATTTCGTTGTCAAAATCCGTGGTTGCGAGAACATTTTCGAGGACTTCGACAGTGTGCCGGAGGTCATCGAAGTAACACTCGTCATACTCGTAACTTCCGAAGAAAAATCCTTCCTGAACCGGCAGCCATCTTTTCGCTTCTGAAACAGGATTTGATGAATTGAGCACTCGTTTGCAGGTGTTCAACAGCTCTTCGATGACGCCTTTCGTGCATTCCTCGTGGTAATCGCAGTCATCCTCGCCGTCCTGAACGTTGTTGACGAACCATCTGTGAATCTGGTTCGCTTTTCTCCAGTAGGCAACATTCTGGATAATGTCACTATGCGGATGTACATGGTTTGTATCCCAACTTGCAAACCGCTCGACATAGTACGGACGAAGCACTTCCATGACTTTTTCCGAAGGAAGATCATCTTGGCTTGCGCCGCACCATTCTTCAAAAGAAGAAGTCCTATATTCGTTCGGCCGTTTACAGTAGCCGAACCATTCTTCAGTAGCCCATACCTGTTGAATTGTTACGCTGTCCAGTCGAGGAGCTTTCATTAAGTACATATCCAGTCCCATGTTTATTCCCCTTTCTTTGCTTTTCTGACGAGCTTGTCCGTCAGGTAATTGTTTATATTGTTTTCGTAGTCGGGTGCGCCCCATTTATCTACGAATGGCAGGTTGCTTACGTCATGACCGTTCATTGTTGTATTTGCCGGAGCAAAGCCGATAACGGTATGCTTTTCAACCTTTTCGGTGAAGTCCTGAATGAAAACTTCATCGTAGAGGTACAGTGTTTTCGGGTCTACCAGATCAGACGTGATGAATTCCGTGCTGAGCTGTTCCTGTTTCGGCTGGCACTCATCGATTGCGCAGAGCGTTTCGATGAGATCGTAGCCCTCATGGAACTCATTTTCGAGAGCGATCACATTGGGATTCCAATGCTTCACGATTTCCCAGTTTTCGATTTCGTAAACGCCATTGTCGAGGTAGAATTCCTGAACAAGCTCAGGCGTCATAACGGTCGTGCCGCTCATATTTTCAATACCAACCGAGCAGCTACCGCCAAAGAAATTGCCGATTACCTGTGTGAGTCGTGCCGTGCCGTATGCAGGATCACTCTCAGGGCTGCGGAAACCCTTCAGCTTGCAATACTGAGTAAAGGCGAGTACCGAATCATACCCGCCGTTCCAGTGAACATATACGCCGATGTTAGTGCCGACGCCTTTGATGATTGCTCGATTTCCCATGATATACTCTCCTTTTCTTAGTTGCTCTGCGGCTTTTTCTGTACGATGTAGCCGCGCCTGTCCAATTCTTCGATCATCTGCTCGTCTGTATAAGACTCGAAGTTGTAGTCGATCATGGCGGATTCTTCAACCCATTCCTGCTCATCTGGGTCGAAACGGAATCGCCAAGCACAACCATCTTCGCCGGTATAATTTGCTTCACCCTCTGCAACATACGGTGCTAAAGTGTCAAGAAACTCAATGGTTTCGTCTTCATGGTACTTATCGCTTTCGTAGAAATCTACACTGTCTTTGTCGATGCTCCAATCAAACCGGACATCGAGCGCATCCAGCTTGTCCTTTAATTCTGCAATATCCGCGTCTTTTTTAAGAGTTGCGAAACCGCTGCCATCTGCACAATATCCCATGATTTGCACTCCTTTCTTAGTAGTCCATAACAATATTGCCGTTTTCGTCGAGAATCAAGCCTTCATCGTCAGCATCAACAGAATCCCACAGCGGTTCTGCCATGCTTACATATTCACTCAGATCGGATTCTGCGAGGATATCACGAGCCTTCGCGAATGCGTCTTCACGGTCGGTCGCCTCTACTTCGATGTAGCCAACAGAATCAAACCCGAACGGCACCTTTACTTTCATTGTGTTTTCCCCTTTCAAATTCACATTTCGTGGACACCTTCCTTTCTAATTTCTGTTTTCATGAGTAATTCTCCTTTCAAATCTTCCAGCCGTACACTTCGGCGATTTTGTCACCGAGACGCCGTGTAATGCGGGTTATATCTGCTCTGGTTACGGTTCCGCGAAGAACCTTTTCCAGAAAGTTTTCCTTTCGAGTGTCGCTTACGTCCGGCTTGAACACCCGATACAGGTAATGGTTGGTTCCATCATGATGAATGGCTTCACAGCACAGATCGCCGCGGCCATCGAGATACCACGTTGCGTAGTCGGTATCTGTATACAGGCAATCTTTAATCGAATGTCCGTGGATTTCTTTGTAACCGGACTTACGACCATCCCAGAGGCCAAGATCACCGAGCACGATGATTTCCTCGGAAACAGGAATGTCAAGGTTCATGCGCTCATCGTCCAGATATTCGTTATTTAATTCATACATCAGGTCGATGCGCTTATCTTCATCCAGATCGGGATACTCATCATCGAAGAAATCCTTCCAATCTTCATAATCGAGATTGTAATTGCTCCAGATTACTTTCTTTTTCATAGGTATTCGCTCCTTTATTCTGTGATTTCAAATCTTCTGCCGTCCGTGATTCGCGTTTTTCTTCGCGAAACGTTCACGGTTTCGAACCAGTAATCTGCAATATATCTCACTTTAGTGTTGCGTTCTTTCTCTGTAAACAGTTCCCCTGCTCTGGTATGGTAATTATTAAACCAATCAGAGCGTTCACTTCTGACTCTGTAATATTTCATCGAGGTGCCTCCTGCTAAAGTGTAGCTCAACGAACGTTTGTTCGGCAATTTGGTAAAAAAAGAAGAGCTTGCAGGTTATTGCAAGCTCTTACTGTGCTGATATTTGATTATACGATGTAATCCATATTCTTGGTGATTTTCTTTTCCTCTGGATGGAAACGATTCCATTCATAAGCGAAATTCTCCGCATTGAGGAGAAGATCAGGTTCACCTTCGCAGATTTCGATTTTGCTGTCTGCGATGAACAATGCATTGCAGAGTGCTACGGCGTTTTCTCTGGTCAACCGAGTAAAGAATTCCTTTTGGACAAGACGGAATACTTCTATATGGCAATCCTCGAGACAGTTTTCGAGGGTTGCAGTTTCTCCGCGACCGAACATCTTGTCCAAGTCACTGGTCGGTTTGCCTACTTCGTCCGCCCATTTGCTATAGATTGCGATATGTTCATTGCTCAAATCCATTCGAGCAATTGCGGTCATCAATCCCATACCGTATTTGTCCGTAAATTTGCTGTGAAATTCATAGTGATCCATGTTCTTTCCTCCTTTGCTTGCTTACATTATACAGTTTTCAAGGTACGATAACAAGGACTTTCGCCCTTGTTAAATGACGGTTTTATAAGATGTGCTCCTTTCGATTGTGTGCGAGATACTTTGCTTCCAGGACGGGGCCAACTCTGACCGGGAACAGAATAGCGTCAATCGTTTTTCCTTTGTTAATGAAGTAAAACGGCTTCACCGGAGAATAACCAAGATACTTTCCGCCCTCGAATACATCCAGAAACCAGTTCAAATAACAGTTATTCAGTGCGAAAATCATTTCGCCACAGTCCATAATGTAAGGCTTGCATTTATCTTTTACCGCGAGATTTTTGCGAACTTCAACCAACTCTTTCTTGGTAGGAAGCTCGATTGGTTTGCCGTGAATGATACTGTCTTCGAAGATTTCTTCGACTCTTTTATACAGACTTTCATCAGAAGTCTGTACTTCATCCGGAACCATCGGAGACTTAGGTTCGTCGAGTGTGCGAACAGCCATCACGCCATTAGTTGCGTAATAGAAATTATTGAAACGATAAACACCGTCAATTTTATCAACATCACCATTGTTCATGGACAAAACACGTTCGAACAACTTCTGTTCTTTTTTCGTCATATGTAACACCTCAAATGTAGATTTTGTGGTTACCAGCGTCGGGAATCTTCAGTACAGCGCTGAATCATTTGCTCCATAAGCACGGTTGTGCTTTCACCGTCGATTTTCCACTGGCGGAGCGTGTTGCACATATCCTGTGCAAGATGTGCTCTCTCTCGGGTGTAATCGCCCTCTGCAGTGGCAAGTGCTTCGTCCCACTCGCCGTTCGGATCGTTGCGAGCTGCCCAGCGAATTACGTCAGCCAACGTGATGTTGTCCGGCTTAGGAACGATTCGCATATTGTCGCGCCAGTTCTCATCGTTTACGTCGATGAGGAATTTGCCGCGATTTTCTCCTCGCTGGCGGGTGTAATGCAGTACGTTTTTGTCTGCCTCATCTACATAGAGGATACAGAGCGGAAATTCATCCCACTTCTTTTCTTCCGTGTACAGCGTATCGCGGATTACATCACGCTTCGTAATCAGCTCCTCGTCATACTCGAACTCATCGCCGTAATTGAAATAGCCGAGTTCGGAGAAAACGCGATAGCCGCCCAGATCGGGAGCGACAACGATTGCATCAAAGTCACCGTTAAGACCGTTTGCAAATGCAAGAATGCTTTCTTCGGTGTACGGAATAATCCGATTACCGAGGTACTTAACGCGATTCTTGTTGCAATCGTCCGGATCTCCGGTGATGTAAAAGCAATCAGTGATAAACCCGTCATAGATACCGTTTGTTTTGGTGTCACAACAAGACATCTCAAGATATACTGCGCGACCGTCTACCAGATGAAATGCAGTGCGAATGCGGCAGTTGCCGATTGTTTCCTTGCTGCGCTCGGCACCAGACCAGCCGGCACCCTCGAATACTAATGTTTTCATACTGCTGTTTCCTCCTTCTCGATGATGAATCCTTCCTGCGGTTCGATGATGAACCGCTCAGTGTCTTCGATGGTTGCTTTGGGGCCGCCAAAGCACCACGACATTCCGATTCCGTAATCGGGAGCGCCGGTTTCCTTCGCGGCTGCAATGAATTCATTCTGGACTGCTTTGGATACCAGAATGCGAGTGCAATCGTATCTCAGTGCGGACACGTCTTTGTACCCCATTACCTTTGCGAAGTTGTCGAACAGTGCGTTCATGGAGAACGTATGGCACTGTTCCTGCGTGAGTTCATATTTCATTATGTATTGCCTCGCTTTCTTAATTTATGTTGGCTGCGGGCTTTGTGGATGAACCCGCGAGAACCTTACACTAATTACTATACAAATCGCCCTGATTTGGGACGTTGTAATTATTTCCAGTTAAGCGATTGTTGAATCACTGTCGGCGAATTCGGATCGCATTTGTTCCGAAATGTCGTAGATTACCCAGTCGAGCATCTTTTTTGTGACTGGAATAAGATCGAGATTACGCCAACCAAAAATTATGCGAACCTCTGCTTCTTTGACAAAAGTCGAATTTGCGGCGCAAACATTCTTCTGAACCGCGAAGCTGTATTTGTTTTGTATGCGGCTGATTGCGCTGCGATGGTAGCCACACATTTTCAGGATATCTTTTGTACGATAATACGTTTCACCGTCAACGAACGTTGCGGTAACAACTCCGTAGTCAGGGTGTGAGAATGTTTTCATTGGCGGATAGTATTTCTTTTCAACCGAAGTTCCGGTCAATTTCGGAATGATTTCGCCGTCAAGCCATTCTTCGAACTCGAAAAGCAATTCGACTTTGCGACGACTCATCATCTGATGAACATCATCGGCTGAAATGTATGTCACGGAATCAACTTTTCCGTTTGATTTCGGTGCTCGGATTACTCGTTTATCCGAACAGATTTCCGCTATGCTTGCGGGATTACGATAGCCGATTGCTTTCACAATCGACAGTGCTTTGAAGTACGGTTTGCCGTCGATTACGGTTGCTTCGATTTTGCCGAACTCTGGGTGATAGAACGTTTTGATTTCGTTCTTGATCAGAAGCGGATTGTTTTTCGTGCCAGTTCGCTTCTGTACCGGTTTCAAAGTCGGCGCGGAATACTGTGAAACAGAAGGCTGTTCGATTTCCTGTGAACTGCTCTCGAGTTCGTTTTGGGCCAGCTCGATTGCGTGACCCAAAACATCGAGGATTCTTTTCGTGCTGTTGTCATTGTTCATTATGTACTCTCCTTTCAGGCTGCACGGCTGTGTTTGCCGCGGTAACTTGTCTCCGCTTGATAACGCTTCCAGAGCGTTTTAGTTGTGTTCCATGCGTCCCCTACGGCGAACGTTCCGAATACAACCGTGCAGAGGAAATTATTTTCACCGGTTGCAACCGTTGCGATAGTTGCAACGATAGCGATTACGGTAAAAAACAAGCTGCTAAAGTAGTGTTTCATGAGGTTCAGACTCCTTTATTTTCGATTTTGGGTATAAAAAATGCACCCTTTTCGGGTGCGGTGGGCATTTGATTTATTCCGTTTGTTATGATATAATATTTCCGTCAGATCACACCGTGGACGCAAGGCATTGACATAATGATCTTGTACATAGGCTTGCGATAAATCGTCAAGCCGAATACTTAAAGAAACGGAGTGATTGGTCTGAGCAAGTCTATGATTTGCTTCATGGCACTGTTGACCCAGTGTCTGACCGTGGCAGGATTTATCCTTGCGATTTTCTGCCGCTGATTTGCGACCGTCTGTTTGCGCAGGCGGTCTTTTTTTTATCCTTGCGTCCACGGTGTGATCTGACGGAATGGATTTATTCCAGAACATTCATGATCGGAATCCATGTGATGGCCTCATTCATGATAGAATAGGCTACGCTTGCGACAGGATCTTCGGTTTCCCTATCGCTGAAATCGCTGCCGTTCGCAATCCATCTTGCGAGCGTTTCGATTTCGTTTGCTCCGAAGGTGGTTTCGTTCACCCAGTCGAGCATTTTGCAGTACTGCTCGTTATCCATACAGGTGCAGTAATCATGTGCAATGCACATGTTGCGGACACCGTAGCTGTCCAGAAAGGTTTCGATTTTCATTTCGTTTTGCCTCCGTTTCTATTCCGTTTCAGAGCGTTTCCAGATCGTTTTCAATCTGGTTCGCTTCCGTTTCGGAAACATACGCTTCGAAATACACGCCGGTAAAATCCGGCTCGCGGATGCCGCTTACGTTGTAGCGGACATCCATTTCTTTTACTCGCGGACGGAGTTTGCTCCATTCCGCTGCGGTCAGGAATACGCCGCACCAGCTGCGGGGATTGGTTACGATTGTTTTCATTTTGAATCCTCTCCTTCCATCATGTAGCCTAAACCGTTTGCTTCGGCATAGGCGCGGTACTGCTCTGCAAGACGGTCGAATTCGTCTGCGGCGCGGTTTGCTTTGGATTCATTCTCAGGGTGAACCCATCCCTGCCAGCGGCTCTCGGCGGCCATTGCTTCCAGAGCGCGAGAGTGACCGACCGCGAGAATTGCTGCGGCGGTCAGCTCGTGCAGACCATAACGAAGAACGAGATCGCTTGCGGAGGCTTCGTGCAGAAGCTCCCGGCGGATTGTTCCAATGGATTTCATTTTGATTTGCTCCCTTCTCTAAGTCGGTTTGTTTTCGTTTTTGATTGTGGCTGCGGGACTTTTTGGATGAATCCCGCGAGAACCCTGCCGATTAGATTCTTGCGATTGCTCGGCAACCGATAATCCTACCGGAATCGTCACGGACTGCATCGTCCGTGATAAACACATCGGAACGCTCCGGGCAGGCTTGCGCAGTGAGTGCGCTTACCAGATAGATCGTTCCGTCCTGCGGGTCAGGCAAGCCGGTTACGGAACCGTAGGAACACTGGTTCACTACGATTCCGTTTACTTCGCCGACTGCTTCGCGGGTCTGGGAAGCGCGGGCAATCGTGCCGCTCGGCTCGATTGTTGCGAGGACGGAATTGTTTCCGTCCAAAAAGGTGATTGCATGTGGGGTCAGGTTGATGATTTTCATTTTGTTTTGCTCCTTTTTTGTTTTCGTTTCCGGTCGGTTTCGGTTTCGTTTCCGGCCGGTTTCGGGTTGGTTTACTTCTGGATCGGAATCATGGCGATGATTTCATCGTCGGTTACGTCCAGCGTTCCCATCGTGTCGAATACTGCGAGGTACTCGGTTCCTACGGTCAGTTCGTCGCAGACCGCCCATTCGTGGCCGTCTGCGGTTACGAAGGTAGAGGTTGCAAAGTCGGCATTATATTCAATGCCGGTTGCGGTCGAAGTGGTTGCGCGGAATTCTTCTGCGTAGGACAGGGCAACCGTATTTATTTTGGTTTCGGTTGCGGTCGGATTTGCTGCCGGTGCGGTTGCGGTGCCGGTCATAAGGGTTGCGAGAATGAGCGATAATGCGTTTTTAATCATTGTGAAACTTCCTTTCTTTCTATTGCGGTTTTGGGCATGAAAAAAGCACCCGGATTGGGTGCTTGTGCGAATGGATTTATTTTGTTTTCTTGCTGAGGTCGAGACCGTATTGCGCTTCGAGGGCTTCTGTTATGAATGCATTCACGGATTTTCCGCGAAGGCTTGCTTCTCTTTGCAAAATCTCACGTTTCCCTTTGGGAACTTGATAAACTACACGTTCATAGTTTGCCTTTTTGTATGCTTCACTACTCACAGTATCACCGCCTAAAATTATGGTATAGGCGTATTATATCACGCTTGTGCGGATTTTTCAAATTGTGCAGACGGTGATTTATTCTAAAAAAGGGTGCACTTTCCCTGCGGTCTTTTTGCTTGTGTTTTCAGGCGTGCCGGTTTATTGCGACACGCCTGTTTTTGCTATGTATTGCATACTGTTTTCGTATACTTTTGGATTATGAAAAAGATCTGGCGGTTGCGTTTACTTGGTGGTCTTAGTGGTGGTCTTGCGTGCCTTTGCTACGATTGCACGGTTCTTGCGTGCGGTCTTGGCGTCCGGCTTGGCAGTGATAACGGAATTCTTGCGTGCGCAGGCTACGGACTTCTCGGTTGCTACGGATTCCTTCTTGCCTTCTTCTACCTTGCCAGAAAGCGCGTTCGGCGTTCCGGTTTCCTTCTTGGCGATTGCGTCCTCGGCCTTCTTCTCGGCATTGGTCTGCTTGGGCGCGGATACCTTCTTTTCCTTTACGCCGGTGTCTACTGCGAAGGACTTTTCTTCAATGCGCATTGCGATAACGTTCTGGATCAGGCCAAGGATAGACTTGTCTCGATCAATCTTCATGACGCCGTTCACATTGCGCTTGGCATTGCCCGCAGAGGTCTTGATGAAGTGCACGCTTGCCTTAGTCGGGTGTACCTTGGTATCCTTGCCAAGAATCATCATGAAGATTGCGTCAAGCTGAGAATACAATGCCTTGTCATCATGCGCGGTGAAGTCGATGATACGCGCTTCGCCCTTCTTGTTTGTGCCGTAACGCAGACGCGACACCTTTGCAGGGCGGTTTTCATCGGACAGCATATCGCCGTGATACAGGGCAATATTATCAGCGAACCGCTGAACATACTCGAAGTATTCCGCGTCATGTGCGAGGGTCTTTTCCGGCATTTTTTCCTTCTTCATGAAGGCGTCAATAGCGGTTAACGGAATACGAACGTTTACTTCTACAGTGCGCAGGCCGTTATCGTCATCCTTTACGCGCTGTGCCGTGATAAACTGCTTGCGCAGGAATTTTTCAGCCGTGCCCTTTGCAGACTCAGCGATAAAGTCGGCGCGGGTCTTGGTGTTTGCTTCCTTCACCTTGTCAGTGTAAACAGCCTTTACCTTCTCCTTCTGCGCAGGCTTGGTGTCTGCGCTGTTGTACAGGGTTTCGAGTGCGGACAGAGAAAGTGCGGACAGGGTCTTTGCGCTGAAGTTTGCGATCTTGGTAGTAGTGTTGTTCTTAGTCATAATAAATACCTCTTTCTGTTGTGTATATGGTTTTTCTGTGTCGGGACTTGTGTCCTTTAGAAAGCGCACAAGTCGTAGCTTGTGCGCTTGTAAAAGATACAAAAATATCGTACTGTTGCGCTTTTAGGCTTTCGTGTCCGCCGATTCCTAAAGGGGTTTACACCCCGCTTTCGTAGTGCCCCCGCCCCAAGTGCCACTTTGGGCGCGGTTCGTGTATAGGCTTTCATCCATACACGGGAAAAGCGTATTTCCGCAAGTGCTACAGGGGCACGCGCTTTACGCGCGTTCCTGTGTACCTTGTGGTATAGCACGGACTGCCAGAGACGCTACTTTTTCCGCGACACTACCTAACCATTTTTTCCGCTTTTCCGCGCTTGACAGGTTTTCGTTACTGCTTTGCCAGATGATAGCTACACCGTACATTCACCCTACAGGGATTGCACCGCTTGCCTTTGCAAATGAGCATTGCACAAGCTATGCTTTCCCGCGCGACTTTTCGTATAAAAAGAGGGTTAAGGTTTTCGCATTGCTACTTTCCCCGCGCGGTGCATTCCGCGCCTGAAAAAGTAGCTTTCGCGCCTGTTAAGTTTTCAAGGTACTTTGGGCGGTGTTTCCGGCCTGTGTTTCCGCTTGGCACTGTGTGCCCGCACTGTGTGCGCTGTGGTTCACAGGTTTTCCGCACTGCCCGCGCTACACGGTTCGCACCGTGCCCGCGCTCATCGTAACACAGGCTATACGCGTTCTAATACCGCGCCGACTTTCGGCCTGTGCGTTCGGGGTGCTATACCCGACGCCTGTCCGCGGAATGCTGTCCGCGGGGACTACGACTATTCACAAGGTGGACACCGTTCGGACTGTCCGCGCGTCCCTCGACGCTGTCCGGCGGTCTTGGGGTGTACCCCTTTGAAGTGTCTTCATTATAGCGCGGGTGTACCCTTTTGTCAACCCCTTTTTCAAAAAAAATTTTAGAGGCGTTTTTTTCAAAGATAATGAAAACGCACGCGCGCGTAGTGGTTCGCAAAACAGGTGAAAACAGGTGAAAATAGGGTTTTAGAGTACGGAAAAGTTTTTAGAAAAAATCAGAAAAAGCGCGCAAAAAAGATTTTTTCCGTCGTGCTGCACGACAGCACCGCGCCCCGACAGCACCGCGCCCTGATCGACAGAGGGACAGCGGACAGAGTACACCAGAAGCGACGTAGTATTTAAAACTATATGGTACAGAGTTATCCACAGGGAAAAGTGGTTATCCACAGGGTTTTTCACAAGATAGACACCGTGTCTATTTTTCAGTGCAAAGATAGGTGTCTTGACACCCCAAAAAATCGGCCTGATCCGAAAATCGACTTTTCGAGTATACTATAAAATCAGCATATCGTACTTTTCGACCGCGTAAATGCCTCTTTTTTATCAAATGGGGCGTATTTTACACTTTTACCGTTCTTTTTCCATTTTCAGGCAGGGTAGTTGCCTCATCTCACTCTACCCCATATTTTCCCCCTCTTTCCCCGAACTTTCGCTCTCCTTTCCCTCCCTTTCCTCCCCTTCAAACCCCGTTTCCTCAATTTCGTGCGCTGTTCCCGAGTTTTCGCCACTCCCCCTTTCCCGAACACTCGAAAAAGGTGCATTCTTATAATCCGCTATAACCGTTAGCTCGAGTATAGCCAGCCAAAAGCTCTACGGAAGCTCTGCCACAGCTTCTGTCATACAGCTGCTATGCAGGTCTATGATTGTTATGCAAAGCCTGCAGCCGATCTATTATTTCCTTATCTCCCGCCAGAAGGGAATCCTGTTCAATAGCGCTCCATTGCATAGCACTCCACAGCACTACAGGCTCTTGCTCCACTATGCCTATTCTCCGCTACATAAATAGCCGCCGCATCTCTTAAACCTAACGCTGCACTCCCTCCTTATTTCCACATATTGCCTGCAATGCCCCGTATTCGCCTCAGAATGCCATGTACTGGTTTTTTATATTCTCGTGGTATAATTTCCCATCCGTATGTCAAAATCGATTACAGCTCAATTCTGCCGCCAGAACAGAAATGGCTCTTCAACGGCAGTTGCACATCTCCGTCTCTTTCTATTACGTCTGCGTATCCACTCATTAAAAACAGCCGGCCAAAATCTAATGGTCGGCTTTATCTATCTCTGTATTACTAAGGTCTAAGCCAGCCAGAAGAGCATACTTTAACTGAATATTCTCCCATTCAGCAACATGCACAAAAGAATCCATAATCTTTGTATATCTTTTTCTTCGACTCCGCGTCCCAAAAACGCCTTTTTTGTATAGTAGTTAATAGAAGCAAAAAAAATCCAATCACCCCGCAAAAGGAGGCATCCAGATGGCAAAGCGACCTGCTATTCGCACGACATAGAAGCACCCAAAGTTCCGCAGCTACTATGGCCGCAGCGGATTCGATTTCATTCCTATCCCCGTAGCCCCTGACATCAAGTCAATCTCTCCGGCTGGAAAGATCCTGTATTCTCTCATGCTCTACAGAATGCAGTTATCAAAAAGCCGGCCAGAATGGATTGATGAAGAGGGCGAGCCGTTTATCTATTACTCTCTCAAAGATGTCATGAACGACATCTCTTGTGGAGAGAAGAAAGCACTGCAGCTGTTTAAGGAACTTGAAGAAGCACACCTGATTCGCCGACATAGCCAATGTCAGTTCTCTACCCCGCGTATTTATATACCGACCAATCGTTCAGATAAAGCATGACACTCACACTCTCTTTTCTCTGGCTGGCATTTTCAAAATCTGCCCAGCTCAGCCTATGTATTTATGATTAAGTATTTTGATTATGTATTTATGATTAGTGTATTTATGATTAGGGTTTGATTTGGAAGGACGACGAGTTTGATTTGGAAGGACGGCGGGTTTGATTTGG